CCTACTGGCAGGGAGCGCCGAACAATTCGCCTTCCGTGCTCGTGCCGCTGAATGATCGCGTCGTCGAAGTCCTGACGTGGGATGGCACGAGATTCGAGCCATTCGACCTCGTGGCGAACAACATCCTCGCTGCTGGCACGGTGGCCGCGAAGCATCTCGCCGCCGACTCAGTGACCGCCGAGAAGGTCAAGACCAATGCCATCACCGTTGACAAGCTGGCGGCGAACTCGGTCACGACTGAAAAGCTGGTCACCGACTCAGTGACCGCCGCGAAGCTCGCCGCGAACAGCGTGCAGGCGCGCAATATCGTCGCACTGTCCATCACGTCCGACAAGATTGCAGCCAATTCCGTGACCACGGCCAAACTCCGCGTCACTGAGGATATGATGGTGGCTCTCCTGAAGGCTCATCAGATTCAGGCGGGGGATATAGCGGCTAACGCGGTCACATCAGACAATATCATAGCCAACGCCATCAATTCAGGAAAGATCGCCGCCAACGCGGTGACTTCTGACAAGATTGTGACGAACGCTGTCACGTCGGATAAGATTCTCGCCAATTCGGTCACCACGGCGAAGCTCAAGGTCACTGAGGATATGACCGTCGCGCTTTTGAAGGCGCATCAGATTCAGGCCGGTGAGCTTGCCGCCAATAGTGTGACCGGTCAGAACATCAAGGCCGACGCATTGTATGGCAAGACGATTCAGGGTGGCGTGTTCCGCACGTCCGATGGGCGGATGGTCATCAATGATGCTGGTATCGTCGCCAAGGCGAAATCCGGTAGGAAACGTCAGGCGTATTACACATATTGGCAGGGCGAACCGAACAATAGTCCGTCCGTGCTGGTGACTGTGGATTTGGCTGATGATGAGTCGTTCGTACTGGATTCTCAGTCCGGCACGGTCGCCATGTGCGGTGAGATACTGTCCGGCTCCACGATCAGCGGCACGTCGATTGTGGGTAGCGAGTTCCGTACCGCGAACTCGCGCATGTTGCTGAACGATAGCGGCTTGGTGTTGCGGAACACGCAGGGCAAGGCCACTGTCACGTTGAATGCCGCGTCCGGCAGTGCGACGTTCAGTGGCACCGTGACGGGTTCGACGATCACTGGCGGCACGGTGTCCGGCGCTGTGATTACTGGTAGCGCGTTCACGTCTCCTGACGGGAAGACGAAACTGAACTCTTCCGGCTTCTACGTGGGAGACAAACTCTCGTATGATGCTAAATCCGGCGTGCTGTCGTTGAAGGGCAGTATCCAGTCGGGTTCGGATTTGAGTGGCGTGACCGTGACCGGTTCCACCATTCAGACTTCCAGTACTGCCAACCGTGGGTTGAAGCTCACTTCCGGTGGTCTCGTCGCCTACGACGGGAATGGTAACGCGAAGTTCACGTTGAAGTCTGACGGCACCATTCAGATGAATGGCGCTTTACTGACGAACGGTAAGATAACCGCCGCCACGTTGGAGGGTGGCACGATCACCGGTGGAACGATTACTGGTGGCATGATTCAGTCGAGTTCCGCAGCTAATACCGGTTTCAAACTGTCCGGTGGAGCTTTGGACTTCTACGACAAGTCGAACAATCGCACCATCCATTTGAACGGTACCGACAATCTGCTTTCCGGCAGGTTCCAGACCGCATTGTCAGGCCCACGATTGGTATTGAACAATACGACGGCCAGTGACGGCAGTGTGTATGGTCTACTGAAATGCTATGACGCGAATGGTGTCGCATGGTATACGCAGGGACAGTCACATGGTTTCAACCCGTCGGGTCAGAACGACCCTGGCGCTTACCGGCGTTTGAACATTGGTATTGACCCGTCGAATAGTGAATTGTCGGTCGTCCGTTTCAATTCCGGCGCTTCACGTATTCAGATGAATGCTGGCCGTGTGGACATCAACGGTGATGATGGTTGGTTGAAACAGATCGGCAGCTTGGGTATTTACGTGAATGGTTCGCGTATCGACCCTGTCGTGTACACGGATTTGAACGACTGGTTCGTTCCTTCGTCGGGTTGGACTGCTTACGCAGGTGATAGCGGCAAGGATTACCGCAGTCACATGACCGTGATCGGCAACACTTGTTACATGCAGTTGGAATTGCAGCGTTCCGACAAAAAGAGCGTCACGTTCAACGCAGGCAACTACCTCGACATCGGCTGGTTCAAGGAAGGATTCATCCCGAAAATCGGCCTGAACGTGCCCTGCATCTTCAACAACGGCCAGTATGGCGGCGCGTTCGTGCCGGGCAACACGGTTCCGAGCACGGGCGACCGTCCAGACATCAACGGCGACGGCGTGTACCTGCGCGGTCACCTCCGCGTCGGCGCCCGACAGCAATTCACCGCCTGGTGGGTTTCCGTGTTCATGATGTTCACTATTTGATTTTGATGATTGGACATTGATTATGGCTGATAATGCCGAAACTACCGAAACTACTACTGCGTCTGCGTCTGGCGTTTTGGATTTGCGCCCGCCGAAGGAGAGTTTGAAGGCTGAACTGTATCGTTTGGGCTTGCGGTTCACGTTTGCTCAGGATGCTGGTGAGGTTTGGCAGGATGATTCGCGTGGCGTGCGTGCAACGTTTGATGATACTGGCCAAAGTGTCTTGTTGGAGGATATTGTCACTCACGTTACCCGCACCCTCACCTTGGACGAGCTTAAGGCCGTGACTCGTATCGACACGATGACCGCCGCCGACTAATCCAGCATTCCAATTTTTTCAACCCCTGCAATCCACGCGGATTGCGGGGGTTTCGTATTTAAGGAGACTATTTTGACTCAGCAGATTCCAGCCGACGCGAACGAGGTCATCGACCAGCTTTCCGCGCAAATCGGCACTCTCACCAAGCAGATCGCAATCCTGACCAGTCAGCTCAACGCGGCCATGAAATTGATCCCCAAGGATGTGCTCGAAAGCGTGAAGGGAGACGAGAATGCAGAGGATTAACTGGTTCCCCGACCCGCTCATCACCGGAAAACTCTTCGCGGAAATCAACAATGGCGCAGCAAAAGCTGTTGTGGTCGCCGACAATAAGAATTGGCTCAGAGTCACCAGCACCGCGACCGGCGATAATTTCGGACAATTCTCACTGGTGGGCGGCCTCATCCCACCGGATGGCACGTATCACGTGCACGCCAGGGTATACGCGCAGAAGGCCGCCGCCAATTTCATCGTCTACAGCAGCGTCAACTCCTCGTGGAAGCAGTTGCTGAACAAGCCGGTCGCCGACGGGCAAACCCTCACGGTGGACTCCGAGATCACGATTCCGGAAGGATGCCAGCATCTCCTCGTCAGGATGCAATTGGGGAGGGAGGTCGGCTTGATCGGCATGATGAGCGAAATCCTCATCGAATCGGCCGACACTTACGATAAAGCCGTGGGGGGGGGCTTCCGGGCTTCTTCTCGGGGGACACGATGCCACGCGATTAAGGCGGTCCGTCGGGCGGGTGATGTCCGATGATGGTCACGAACCTATGCACGAGCCCATCCTCGACCATCACCCTGAAAGCCGACAAGTGGGTGAATATCACGACCCTTCCGAGCGTGAATGGGGCGACATATCAGATCAGCGTCGAGGTGAACGTCACAGGCGGCACTATCTCGATAATCGGAGCGGATGGCGACATCAACGCAAGACAACGTGTCAGCTACAAGATGATCATCAACAATTCCCATCCGGTATCAATGAGTTATCACGTCAAGTCAGGCAGTCCGACCGTCACAGTGACGAACATGCTCATCTGCACGTGGGACGAATACCAGGCGAACAAGACCCTGCTCGACAGCATCGAATATTTCGACGGGGATACGATGCCGCGCGCCTGACCCTCGCATTGGGGGTGGTGGCATGAGTCTCATCGTTAATCACTGCGTCATGCCGAAAGACGGTGTGAGCGTCAAGACGACGAACACGACACCATCGGACATCACCTTTACGGGGTTGACGGCGGGCGTGAAATACCATGTGAGCGTCGTCTGTTACATGCTGTCCACGAGTGGCGACAATCCGCGCTTGCGTCTCACCACCAATGGCAGTGATAGTGGGCTGGTCAGTTCGAATGGTCGCGTGGATTACGTCTTCACCGCCGCCAGCACCACTCACGGCATTCTCGTCGGTCTGAACAGTTGCACGGTCAATCTGAGCAAGGGCTTGTGCGTGCCTCAAGACCAGTGGCAGCAGCTCGTCTCGTTGGGATTGCCGGGCAATTATTTCGATGGCAGCACCATGCCAAAAGATTAAACGATTTTAAGGAGATGTGATGTGTTTCAAACGTTTCTAGCCGGTTTCGGGGGTGTGGGTGGCGCGTGCGCCCTCATCACGCTCGGCCTTAAAGTCTGGCCTGGCGCTTTGGACGCGTTGGCCACCGGCCTGTACTCGCACGTGCGGCCGGAACGCCTGCCATACGATTCGCCGCTCTCGCAGCATTTCGCAAAAACAAGGACCTTGGGAGAGCGGACATCGAAAATCGACGACCGCATGGACGAGTTATGCCGCGACACGATCAAAAACACGATCATCAGCCTGATCTACGGCGACAAGGACACCGACCACAGCGAGGCCGTCAGCTACGAGTTGTCGAAGCTTGAGAAATTGGACGCGCAATGCTGGATCGTCGCCGCCGCCGAAAAATATTTGGAGGACAGGCAATGACGCATCTAGCCATCGCAGGCGGCGCATACCTGCTACTGCTCGCGCTCGTCATCGCGTTCAATCACGGCGCGCATCAGAAGTCAGGCTCTCCGGCTGGCGGTGTCACCACGGACAAGCTGGTGGCTGACGCGGTTACGTCCGGCAAATTGGTTGCGAACAGCGTGCAGGCGCGGAACATCACCGCTCTTGCCGTCACAGCCGACAAGCTCGCGGCCAACAGCGTGACGACCACGAAACTGCGCGTCACGGAAGATATGACGGTCGCGCTGCTCAACGCGCACTTGCGTTGATTTTCGCATCAGTTTTTAAAGCCATCCCATTTCGGGGTGGCTTTTCTATTTGCCCCTTGACTTGGGGGCGGGAAGGAGAGGATGTGGGCATCCTCGACAACAAAGGCAAGCCGAAGCACAAGCGTCTGCGTCGGCATATTGGCAGGCCGTTGACCGCGTTGGCTGCGGTGTTGTGCGTCGCCGTCGCACCGGTCGCCAGCGCGAACATGAACGTCATCGACGTGAGTGGATGGCAGTCCGCTGATGTGACGCGCGTGGTGGACGCGGACGCGGCCATCGTGAAGATCACGGAGGGTGGCGGTTACGTGAATCCGTCTTGGCGGAGCCAGACCGATTGGGCACGGCAGACCGGCAAGGCTTGCGGCGGCTACCATTACGCGGACGGCGGCAACGTCACCGCCGAGGTCAACCATTATCTCAACCAGTTCAACGGTTATGTGGGCCAGTGCGTGCTCGCGTTGGACTGGGAGTCCAACGGCAACGCAGCTTGGGGCAATGGCGACTGGGTGCGCCAGTGGGTGAACCAGGTGTATTCGCGTACCAAGGTCTGGCCGATCGTGTACGTGCAGGATTCCGCCGTATATCAGATTCCGTCCGACGTGCGCGCCCATTGCATGCTGTGGAAGGCGCAGTACGCAAGCATGAACGCGACCGGCTGGCAGTCCACTCCGTGGAACGCCGGCAGCAAGGGCGAGGGCATGGTGCAGTATGCATCCACCGGCTACTTGAACGGTGTCGGCCCGTTGGATTTGAACCTGTTCTTCGGTGAGCGTGACGCATGGCAGAAGATCGCGAACGGTGATAGGGGTAAGACCCATGCCGAGGTGAGGCATGATCCGGTCAGGCCGCAGGTCACTGCCACGCCGGACTACAATGACATGGCCACGAAGGTCATTCGCGGCGTGTACGGCAACGGCAATGAGCGTCGTCAGGCTCTTGGCGGTGCCTATGACACGGTGATGGCGATAGTGAACCGGCGTCTTTGCGGTTCTGGCGGCGCGCCTGCCGCCGTGAATTGCGGCAGCCTGTGCGTGACCGTCAAGTCCGGTGACACGTTGAGTTCCATCGCAGCTAGCAATGGTGGTTCGTGGAACCAGTGGACGGGATACCGTTCGGGTAATCCGAACGTCATCTACGCTGGCGAGACCGTGTGCCGTCGCACCGGCACGGGCACGGTCGCCACCGGTGGACGGTACGTGGTGCGTTCCGGCGACACCCTCGGCGGCATCGCCGCATATTACAGGGTCAACATGTACAGCATCCACGGGTACCGTTCCGGCAATCCGGCGTTGATCTATCCGGGCGAAACCCTCTACTGGTGATTGGAGCAACTATGGTCGATGAAGTCAAGGAGACTCAGAATGACGGCGAAAAGCCGCAGGAAGAAACAGGCGAAGAAAACAACTACATCCTGTCGGACGAAGCGTACAAGGTGCTGAAGTGGTTGGCGCTTATCGCGTTGCCCGCTTTGGCTGTGTTCGTGCATGTGGTCGGCCCCGCATGGAACCTTCCATGCGTTGACCAGATCGTGACCACGTTGAACGCTCTGGCCGTGCTGGTTGGCGCTTTGATTGGCGTCAGCGAGTTGAAGGCACGGTATTCCGAGTAGAAACCTTTCATTGCTCTAACATGATGTTGGAGAAGTGTAAGAATACTATGCCCAACTAGTACGTCCTGTACAAGTTTGCCCCTCTCTCAGCGATTACGCTGGGGGAGGGGCTTTTTGTGTTTCGCACGGTAGAATCATCATCATGACCAAGAAAGAGCATGATGATTTTTGGACGAAGTGGAAGCGCGAGCTCACGAAGGGCATAAAGGCCGACAGGATACACGGCGGTGAAGCTGATTTCAGCCGAATGCATGGCGTGACATTGGACACTCAAAAACTGTATGACATGCTACCGCGAGTCTGAATTGCCCCTCTCTCAGCATTGCTGGGGGAGGGGCTTTTCTGCGTTTTAGGGCTTCTATTCGCCAGCCCGTTCTATCTGCTTCAAGTCTAATGCGGAGTTCATCGTTTCCATCGCGGCCAACCGTTCTTTCAACCCGGCATGACGGTAGTGTTCGACCATCAGACGGCTGGAATGGCCCACGATTTCCTCGACCAGTCCGACATCCACGCCCATTGACATGAGGATGGTAACGACGGTATGACGGGTTTCGTGACGGCTCCTATGCTCCGCATTGGGTACTCCCGCCGCTTCCAACAGTTTGCGGAACTGTTGGATATCCTCTTCCGGTTCGATAGGGGAGCCGTCATCGTGACGGAACAGGAGTCCATGCGGGTTCGGTATTTCAGCGGTATCCACCAAGTATGCTTCGAGTGTCTGCGCCAATGCGGGAATGATTGGCACTTTCCTTCCACGCTTTGATTTCGGCGGGGTGAGACACCAGCGGCCTTGCAGCTCGATCATGTCGAAGCCGTCTGGAATACGCCACCTCCATTGCGGACATGCGGCACCACGCTTGTATCCGCACGGGTACACGCCTTTACGGTCTGGTTCGCCGCAACCGTGCTCCTTCTTCAACTCCTCCAGTTTCCAGTTGACGGTGTATTCGCCGTAGGGGATGCCGTTTGCCGTGGTGGTCAGTTCGAGGTCTTGGAGTGAAGCCCCCAAGATTTCGCCGGGGCGCATACCGGTGCATAGTCTGAACCATTCCCTCGCACCCTTGCGGATGCCTAGTTCGTTGGCGGCTTGGAGGATGCGTTTGGCTTCATCGTCGGTGAATGCGGTACGCTCGTTGGCTTCGTTCTTGCGTTCGTCGGCAAGACTGATGTCCTTGTCCTTCGGAGTGGGAACGCCACCCATCGGATTCGTGGGAAGAATCCTATCCGCTACGGCGGCATTGCAAATCTGGTTCAACGTGGTGTGCGTCTGGCGGCGGAGGCTGAGACTGGCCTTCACGTGCATTTTCTTGCCGTCGATGGTCTTCGCGACGGTAAGGCCATTTACGATGCGGTCGCAGACTGCGGCGTTCAGGTTCGACATTTTCTGCGAATGGTATGGGCGTAGATGCTTGCGGACGATGGTTCGATAGTTGGCGAAAGTCTTCGGGTCTGCATCCCTCTGCCGTCGTTCCAACCATTGTTCCGCATATGCGCCCAACGTGACTGACGTGTTGCTGGTGCTGCCGAATTTGGCTCGCTCTTGGAGCAGTTCGGTCAGACGCCGGTTCGCGTCAACGTATTTTTTGCAGCTGTAGGTCTTCCCGTCGATTTTGAACTCGTAGCTGGGGTAGACCCTGATTGTGCCATCGGCCAGCTTCTTTGGACGTTCAACCCGATATGGATAGACGATGCCGTTTCTTGCTTTGCGTACCATGATTACCTCCTTGCCTCTATATTCTCAGACATTCTCAGACTTCCATTTGACCCGCAAGTGATGGTCAAGTAACCCTCAAGTGAGGTTAAACCGTTGAAATGAAGCCGTTTTGCCCAATCGTTCCAAGGGATATTCTATCAGACTTTCTAACTGTTAATCGGACGGTCACTGGTTCAAGCCCAGTCGCAGGAGCCAAGGCGGAAACCCTTACGCGAGTAGGGTTCAGCCGCAGTTGCGGGAACGGTTGCGGAAGCGTCCGAAATGGTCATTCTCTCCGATTCTCAGACAAACTCGAAAAACCAGCCCAAAAAACACACGAAAAAGGGTTGCGACACGCCGTAACAGCAAATTCGCACGTCAGGTGGGAAGGTTCATGAAACCCTGAGAGAACGCCATCCAAACGTCTCACAGGGCGTAACGGCCGGTATCATGCGGAACCATCCAAATCCGACACGCCCATGCCGTTCTCTCCAAAATAGGGAGAGAACACGATGCATGAGCCGTCCGGAACCACGAAGGCCGCCACACGGCATAGGGAACCATGTGGCGGCCTTCATAGACATAACCGCAATCAGCAATCTCAGGAAAACCCAATCAAGCAGGTACAACCCTAATAATCTTCTTTATTTGGATTGCATCATCATGTTGACCGAACACGAGGACATTCGACCATCGTGGTCGAAAACGCGGTCATAAAACGGTCAAAAAAGGTCGAATGGCACAACCGTCATCATGGCCGAATCAGACGCCAAGGCACTCCCTGGCCCATCGTTCCACTGCGGCATTCTCCGCATCGTCGCCCAGTAGGAGTAGAAACCCAGCGTTCTTACCAAGCGAAGCAGGTTCGATGGTCTTAATGATGCCGCGATCACGCAGGAACACCCAGGCATCGCTGATGCTCTTCTGGATACTGTTCTCACGGGTCTTCATCTTCGCTTCCGCATTACCGCCCATCGCCTGTTCGGGAGTGAGCATCACCATTCCAAGCGAGTCTGAGATAGCACGCCATCCAAGCGTGTAGTAGCGGCATGGCACTTTCTTATCCATGAGCTTCTTCGGAGGACAATTGTTCTCGCTATCCCAATCATATGTTTGCGAAGCCATGAACATGAGGACGAGTTCGGCGTTCTTGTTGAGGGTCATGTTGTCGCCGCGTCGTATCGCCATGCGTCCGGCACGGTTGACGTCGTATACGGCTTGCATGTTCTTGTAGCCCATATTTTCCACGTGTCTTTCCCTCCATGCCTAGCGCTATGCTGATGCACGGAGAATCTATGCAAACTGGTTTTCCGATTGCCCTTGTCGCTGTTCGAGAGCGGCAAGGGCTTTTTGCTACTTTCGCCTATAACTCTAACTCTACACATGGATATAATTACAACTACTGTCGGGTAGTAGATACTGATAGTTTGTCGGTGTAGCTCCAGTTACATGTATATAAGTATGTACATGGTTATACATTCTTCTTACATTGTGCGTTTGCCATGATTTTGCCAATTAAAAAGCACAAACGGTCAGAAAGAGGGTATGAAAAACCCGCCTGCAACAAAACAGACGGGCACGAGAAAAACATGATTCACGCAGGATTGCTGGCGAGAGTGATAATCATAGTCAGGAAGCATACGCCGACAGCGACTCCAATCACAATCCAGCAATTTCGCACATGGATGGAATTACGCGACTCGATATAGTCCAGAGCCTTCGCCCTCACATTCCGCTCGATGGCATCTGGTGCGGAATCGGTTTTGGCCGTAATCTCATACAATTCATGCAACGTCGGCTTGCCGCCGTCCGCATCGTCGATGCGTTCCAACTCGTATTGGGTACGCCAGTCAATCAACCCGGACATGCGAATGCCGTTCCGCACGGCCATCTGGATCAGCAGAACGAACGCGGCCATACCGATGGCGATACCGGCGATAACGAATATAGGAACCATGATGTCCTCCTTGCTCTCCTGCAATATGTCTCAACAAGGATTATCCCCCCAATTGACGGCTGATGAATCATGGGCGTTTCTCAAACAAGCCATCCTTGAGAATCTGCCTGTAATCCGTAAGAACCTGCATGGTCACGTCCAGCTCCGCCGCCATATGCCAGGTGTCGCCGTCCCACAGCTCTTCGGCCATGGCGAACTCGACCGGGCTTATCAGCATCAACGCCGTCTCGCGCCGCGCCCTACGCTCGCACTTCACGCCGAACCGCGTGCCACAGCCAAGATCACGATACTTCGCATGCACAAGCTCGTGGCATAGGGTGCAGAGCCTCTGCCGGTCGTTGAGCCAGTCGGCAAGCCATATCGTCCGCAGCCGGTCGCAATACAATCCGCAGGTAGTGCCGGGAATATCGGATTCCAAGACCTTCAAGCCCATGGCTTCGGCCTGCTGTTCCAAAACGTCGATGGTGATTCGAGACATTGTTCCCTTCGTATTATTAGGCGGCGGCATCATGAGTGAATGCCGCCGCCATATTCGTTGCTGTCGTCAGTCTTCCGGTGTTTCGGCTTCAAGCCTCGCGTTCGGATCGTCGTTCGCGGCCATGTCGAACTCTTCACGGTAGATGATCGGACTGTTCACCCAGTCGGCGTCAGCGTTCTCCTTGAGACGTCGTGCGAGTTCCTGGAGCAGCTCGTCATTCGAAGCGTCATGCAGCCTTGCGACGGTCTTTCCGTTAGCCATCTCGTCGGCTCTTATATATCCGAACTCAACCAGAGCCTCTACAGGGGACTTGTGGTAGGCGCGTGCAATAAGAATGACGTTCTCGGCGCTGAAACCAAGGGCATTGTTGTATTGCCTCCAAGCGGTTGTCTTGATGATTCCCGCTTTGAGGGCTACTTCGGCGATGGTGTCGCCTTGGACTGTTTCTTTGAACCATGTTTCTTTGCTCATGGTTTCATTATGCAACCAAACCGGTTGCAAGTCAACACGCCGAGCGAGTTGCGAAATAAAAAAACCTGTTGCATGATGTAACCACAAGTTGCAAAAAGAAATTCAAGGTTGCGAAAGGAATCACTGATGGCTGAATACAAAATGCAGTTCCGAGACGGCTTCCTAGACCGAACCAAACAAATGAGCGGCCTCAAAACAGACGAAGCCTTCGCCGGAGCAATAGGAGTCAGCGAAAGCGTCCTAGCCAGAGCAAAAAAAACAAACGAATGCACACCACTCATGCTCATAGGACTCTACAAAGCATTCGGCTTCCAACCCGGAGAAATCGCCCAAATCAAACAAACCGCCTAACCACACCACACAACGCCAACGAGCAAAAGGACAACCAATGAAAATCACCACACCACACGGCACTCTCGAAGGCGACACCATCGAAGCCATCCTCAAAGAGCATGGATTCCACTGCCTGCATGGTGCCGACCTGCGCGGTGCCTACCTGCGCCACGCCGACCTGCGTGGTGCCGACCTGCGCCACGCCAGCCTGCATGGTGCCTACCTGATGCACGCCGACCTGCGCGATGCCGACCTGTGCGATGCCGACCTGCGCGGTGCCGACCTGTATGGTGCCGACCTGCACCGTGCCTACGATGTAAAACTCAGCATCGCCAAAATCAGCATCCTTCCGGACGAAGGCGACATCATCGGCTGGAAAAAGCATGGACAGATAATGAAATGCCGCCAACGCCAGTCATTGTGAAACTCCTCATTCCGGCCGACGCGCAACGCTCCAACGCCACGGGGCGCAAATGCCGCGCCAGCACAGCGCGAGTGCTCGACCTGCAAGACAAGCAAGGCAACAGCCTCCCGCCAGACATCACGGCATACAGCGGATACGACACAGACTTCACGTACAAAAAAGGCGAAACCGTGCACGTCGAAAACTTCGACACCAACCGGTGGAACGAATGCGCTCCAGGCATCCACTTCTTCATCACCCGCATCGAAGCAGCCGAATACTAAGGAGGCTCCAAATGAATGAAACCAGACAACAGAAGCTCGAATACCTCACCAACAACGGCTACCTGCTCAATCTGCGAGGAGAAGGGTACCTATCCACTAAAGCGCTAAGCCTCCTCACAAAACTGCCAGAGGATACGTTCACCACCTTCATCCCCGATGATATGGAAGACGAAACCACAGGAACGGTGAACATTCCAGAAGATTCAGTGAAAGCCATGCGCAGAGGCTCCAAGGAACTCCAAGCCAAATACAACACCACCGACATGATCGACATTCTCTACGCGGAGGCAACCAAATGAGCAACGATATTGTCGAGGTCCCATTCAATGGGAGTGCGATGATCGCTCAAAGGTTCGATGACGGTGAAATCTACACTGCGTTGAAACCTATCTGCGAGAACATCGGCATCGATTTCAACGGCCAGAAACAAAGGCTTGAAAGAACGCCATGGGCAACTATGTGTGTCATGCACACAGTTGCCGCAGACGGGAAGAACCGCGACATGACAGCCATCAGCCGCAAGACGTTGACCATGTGGCTCGCCACCATCGACACGAACCGACTCAGCGACGAACAGGCACGCCGCAATGTGACCGTCTACCAGCAGGAAGCCGCCGAAGCCCTCGACCAGTATTTCAACGAGGGTGGCGCAATCCGCGTTTCCGATGCTGATTCCGATGAAGACATCATGGCCCGTGCGGTACTCGTCGCGCAGAAGACCATCGAACGCAAGAACCAGCAGCTTCAAGCCAAGGACAATCAGATCAAGGAACTGGAGCCGAAAGCCAAAGCGTTGGATGACTTCACGAACATTCCCGATGCTCTGCTTGTCCGTGACGCGGCGAAACTCCTAAGCAACGATTCCAACATTCAGATCGGTGAGCATGAGCTGCGCCAATGGCTTGTGGATAACGGTTGGATTTACCGGCAGCCTAACCAGTCGTGGTGCGCGGCGTCAAGTCGCGTGAGGCAAGGCCATATGGTCATGGTGTCCTCCCGTTCCCACGGAATCCACAAGGATGGCACGCCATTCGCCTATCCGCCGACTCCGAAGCTGACACGCAAGGGATTGGCGCTTATCCACCAGCGGTTGTCCGAACAAAGTTTCGAGCGAGTGCTTGACGCGGAGGTGGCGGCATGACGTTGTTGAATCCTCCCGCACCACCACAGGAATTCGTTCTTGACACTGGCGGACACTGCGTGTTCCGCATCAACGAGCGGAAAGGCGCATCCATCGTCGAAAAGGACGGGAAAAAGACGAGCACGTTGTATGAGGTTCCCGAATCGAAACTAGGCGCGTTCATCCAATGGGCCGCTGACGTTCACGGCCAATCAAGATAGGAGCAGGTTTTGACAGACAGGAAGGTTGTTGTCGAAGAGGAGATTTTCGACAGGCAGGAAGCTGCCAGGTTCCTCAAGCTTGGATCGGACAAGTTCGACAAACTGTACAGGGTGTGTGCCGACTATCAGGGCGGCAAGACCGTTACGTACAAGAAGTCGAAGCTTCTCGACCGTTACGACCAGGTGTGCGAGAGTCCACGGGAGGTTTCGGCATGACCGGCACTCGACCTGACGCGTGGAGCGTCCAGACGGGCATCGACTTGGATGCCATGCTTGCCGCCAACGCGAATTGGATTGAACGGGTCAGACATAAGACCAAACGTGACTATCAGCGGGATAAGCCGGTATTGCAGCGAGTGTTCGAGTCGCTTCGCACGAAATATGAGACCGGTTTCAGTACCAGTTCGTATCGGATTGCGGAAGACCTGCAATTGGCTCAGAGCGTTGTCTACAGAAGTTTGCGCAAGCTTGTTTCCTGTGGGCTTGCGGAAACGTTTCTGATGCATGGAAGACATTGTTTCAGGCCGACAGGCTTGGAACCGACGAAAGGATTTGATTGGAATGACTGATGATGATTTCCGCAGGGATAAGGACGTGAAGGCGTGGAAGCCTTCAACCATGTCGAAGATGATTGCGTTGGCCATCGCCTGCGTGACCGGCACGCTCCTGTTCTCGTGGGCCACCGCTCCACACGTGTGGTGGAGCGTGGTCTGCATGATTCTGATGATTGTCTCGTCAATGTATTTGGCGTTGGCTTCGGAATCTGATTAAAGACTTCCGGCTGATGGCAGACGGTATGAAAAACAATGGGGATTACCCCACGAAATGGGTCAGGGGATGTTCATCTTGTTGACCATCCGCGAGCCGTCAGCCGGGACAACATAACTGAATATCGATATTATCCACGCGCCTACGAACTCAATACCGCGCAGCAAATCACGTAGGCGCATTGGCCGCACATGGTTGTGGGATTCATGCCGGACTCCTTAAGTTTGACAACTCATGAATCACCTTATCCATCTCGCATTCAGGTTTTGACATTTCCTGTTGCCGTGATGTTGGCCGTGAACCCGTTCAGGTCGGGTTCCAACGGTTTTGCATCATTCATTGGCGTGAATCCTAACAGGTTCGACTCCTGTTGCGGCCACTGTCCCCACCGGTTAGTGCGATTGCCGGACTGGGGATTTGACGTGGATTGGATGACTCGGGGTCTCTGGTTCTTCTTCCCCTACGGGTCGCGGGTTCGACTCCCGCCCACGTCCGAAGCCGTCGAGAGACGGCCCGACATAATTGAAAACCCGGTTGGCGGGGGAGCCTAAAAAATCATGTTCCAAAGTCGATTTCTCTAGGCGCTTACATACACACACTCTCTCCCGTCAACCAATCGCTGGTGCAGGGAACGTGGCCGCTGCTATCTCAGTCGTTCGGTTCATCGGCGGTCAGATGGTTCGACTCCATCCACCAGCACGCAATCACAGAAAGGAAAACCATTATGGACACCATCAACGTGAACGGTGAGACCTACACGAAAGTGCCGGACGAGATCAGCTTGTTCGGACGAACCTACCGGCTGGTGGAAGACACCATTCCGGAACCATTGGACGTGTCGGACTGGCATCCAATCGAACCGGATTACCGTATCACGCTCAGGGAATACATGACCCAACAGCATCCAGAAGACGCCAAGCGTAGCTTGACCGGACTGGGCCAAGTCGTGAAGAACACGATTCTGAATGCCGGTAAGGGAGACTTGTTGGAAGAGAACAGTAATGGTGCCGCCATTTACGCCCGCTCGTTGTTCCCGCTTGTCGAACAGGGTTATAGGAAGTGGCGTTACCGGAATAATGCCCACATTCTGGAACGGAGTGTGGCGGAAGCATGACGGAAGTGAAATTTCCCAGCATGGTTGACATGCCGGACAAGGAGTATTTCGCACATCCGGCAATCGACCAGAGCGCGTTGAAGAACCTCATGAAGTCACCTAGAGACTTCGCCTACTTCCAAACCCACGAGAGGGAAGTCACGGATTCTCTCATATTCGGCAAGTGCGCTCACAGTCTCGTGCTTGGAAGTGGCCCACTGGTCGCGATCAAGCCGGACATGCGCACCAATGCAGGCAAAGCCGCATACCAGCAGATGCTGGAAGAGCATGATGCGGACGATATCGAGTTCGTTTCCAAGAAGGACAGGCAGCGTCTCGATGACATGTTGGAAAACGCGCCCGACATGAAAGCCATGTATGGGGGCAAGCCTGAAATCGCCATGTTCGCCATTGACCCGACCACTGGATTGCAGTTGAAAGGCAAGGCCGACTGGCTGCCGGAAGGCCCCGACGATGACGGCACGTATTGGATAGTGGACTACAAGACCACCAGCATGAGCACGGAGAAACTGTTCAACCGTAAGGCCGTGGCAAGGGATGTGCAGAATTTCGGCTACCACATTCAGGCCGCGTTCTACATGCGCCTGTACAGGCTGATAACCGGCACTGACAGGCCGCTCAGGTTCGTGTTCTGGTTCCAGCAGACCAAGCCACCATACAACACGAAACGATGGTTTTTAGACGAACTGCAACCTGAAATCACTGAAATCGCCAACAAGAAAATCGACCTTGCATTGGGTGATTTGAAGTGGTGGAAGGAGCATGGCTGGTTGGACGGGATGCTTGACAGCAATTACGCGCCTGAACCTGAGCAAATCCAATTCGATGATTGGCAGCTGTTGGACGAGGAAGAAAGGATTGACCAATGGCAGAACTGACACGTGGCAACTCCGTTATCAAAAAGAACCGTCAAGGTTACGGATACCAGTACACGGATCTGGCTACGACGTACAACTACATCAACAACGAGTTGAAGATGGAATCCCATCCCGTGTTGGACATGTGGCCTGAGCCGAAGGAAACCAAGCTGGGACTCATGTTCGGGTTCGTCAAGACCAAGTATCGGAAGATAGGCGAGAAGGAGTGGAGTGAGCCGGAAGCTCCGTTCCCGATCATCGTGGGCGTTGCGACGGAACGAATCGGCAAGGACGGCAAGCTCAAGCAGCCCGAAGAGATTATGCAACGGCTAGGCAAGGCCACCACGTATGCGATCAAGTATTCGGTTCGCGCCGCGTTCGGTTTGGCTGACACTGATGATGATGGTCAGACGAGTGGAATCGGCTTGGATGTTCCGATGATGTCGGATGCGACGAAGAAGCGTGTGGACGAGATTCTGGATATTTCCGGCATCAGCGACAAGGATTCAGCCGACGAACTCATTCGCAACGCTTTGGGCAATCGGAGAATGTCGCTTGACCGGCTTACCGAGACTCAGGCGAAACGATTCATCAACGTGTACGAGATGCATCAGAAGCAGACGGCGCAAGCCAATGCACAGGCGAGGAACATGGCGAACAGTGGAGATGTGAAATGAGGCTCAATTACAACTACCAATCAGGTACTTTCACCATCGAAGCCGAAGACAAGGAAGAGGCTATCCAGCTTAAGAATGCAGCAATGGATATCGCCAACATGATTGTCAACTACTTCGATGCCGAAGTTCAGGAAGCGAAGGTGGAGAAGCACTGATGGCTGACTTGCAGCAGAAGATTCAAGACTATTTCGACTGGCTGAACCGAGAATACGACATTTACGACAAGCCGACCGGTATCGGCTGTCCATCTTATCGGATCGGACAGCGTGATGCGTTCGATTTGGCGCAGTCGGAGTTCAAACGTCGATTCAATGTAAAGGAGACTAAATAATGGCTGGAGAAACCGTTATCACGATCATTGGCAATCTGACCGACGAGCCGGAATTGCGCACGACGTCCGCTGGCGCGCAGGTCGCGTCGTTCACGATCGCCAGCACGCCGCGTTCCTGGAACCGCAGCACGAACCAGTTCGAAGACGGTCAGGCCTTATTCATGCGCTGTTCCGCGTGGCGTGACCTCGCCACTCATTGCGCGCAGAGCCTTGCGAAGGGCATGCGTGTGATCGCGCAGGGTCGTTTGCAGCAGCGTTCCTATCAGGCGCAGGACGGTTCCAACCGCACGGTCATCGAATTGCAGGTGGATGAAATCGGCCCGTCCCTGCGTTATGCGACGGCTCAGGTGCATCGCGTGCAGCACGGCAATGGCGGCGGCTATCAGGGCGGCGGCAGCGGTTTCGCGGGCGGACAGCAGCAGGGCGGTTTCGCGGGGAACCAGCAGCCGCAGTATGGCGTGAACCCATCGAACACCGGTCAGCAGCCCGCACAGTCTCAACAGTTGGGTGGAGACCCTTGGGCGTCGAACAATAATCAGCCTTCCGACTTCGGCAGTTTCGGCGGCAACACGGACGAGTTCTAATCCAGACTAAAAGGAACCAACATGGCAAACATCATTCCATATAGGGAGTTTCTGAAAAGAAAGGAGCTGCGCGAGCAGGAGACTGGCATCACCGTTAGCTCGCAGCAGCTCCACCCATCCCTGTTCGACTGGCAGAAACGTATCGTCACATGGGCTTGCAAAGTAGGACGTGCAGCCGTATGGGCGGATACGGGTCTTGGTAAGACCAGAATGCAACTCGAATGGTTGCGTCAGGTCTGCGCCGGACATGGGACGGGGCTTATTCTAGCGCCGTTGGCCGTATGCCAGCAAACCATCCGCGAAGGCGCCGCAATCGGCATGGAAGTGCGTTATGTGCATGACCAGTCGGAAGTCTCTGACGGATTCAACATCACGAACTATGAGCGTGTGCCAAAACTCGACGTGTCCAAATTCAATGCGGTCGTATTGGACGAGGCTTCGATTCTGAAACAGTCGGACGGCAAGACCCGCAAAATGCTGATCGACACGTTCAGGGATACGAAATACCGTCTCGCCTGTACCGCCACACCGGCACCGAACGACCCGGAGGAACTATGCAATCAGGCCGAGTTCCTTGGATACGCCACCCGTGTGAAGATGCTTGCCACGTATTTCGTGCATGACGGGAATATTTGGCGTTTGAAAGGTCACGCGGTTAAGCCGATGATGCGGTGGATGTCGCAATGGGCCATCGCATTGCGCAAGCCGTCCGATATTGGCGGTGATGATGCGGGATATGAGTTGCCCGGATTGAATCAGACCGTTGATGTTGTCGCCTATCACGGCAGCATCCCGGAAGGCCAATTGTTCGCAGCTGACCTTGGTGGCGTCGGCGGGCGTGCGAGAGTCCGTAAGGAAACGCTTGTTGACCGTGTGAACCGTTGCGTCGATCTTGTCAATAACGAGCCGGGCGAACAGTGGATTATCTGGGCTGGATTAAACGACGAGGCGGACATGCTGAACAGGCTTATCCCCGGCAGTGTGAATGTGAAAGGCTCCATGTCGCCGGAAGACAAGGCCAAGGCGTTCCTTGACTTCGCTGATGGGAACATTCCGGTGCTGATTACGAAGGGTTCCATGGCATCGTTCGGTTTGAACTGGCAGAACTGCGCTCGAATGGCGTTCTGCGGTTTGAACGACTCGTGGGAATCCTACTATCAGTCGATACGCCGCTGCTATCGGTTCGGACAGAAGCGCGTGGTTGACGTGCATGTGGTGGTTTCCGATTTGGAACGCGAGATAGCGGAGAACATCACCCGCAAGGAACAGCAGGCTACTCATTTGAGTGACGAGCTGGTGAAGACGATGAATGAATCAAACTCTTTCGGAAAGGCCGCATGATGGTTGAGGAAATGTATATGACCGATGAAGCCAAAGGTAAGGATTGGACGCTATGGCTTGGCGACTCATGCGAACGCATGGTCGAAATGGCTGACAACAGTGTTGATCTGAGCGTGAGCAGTCCGCCGTTCGCAAGCCTGTACGTGTACTCCGATTCAACCCGCGACTTAGGCAACAACGGTTCCCGTGAAGAGTTCATCGAAAACTACGGGTACATCATCCGCGAACTGTTAAGGGTGACGAAGCCTGGGCGTATTGCTTGCGTGCATGTGCAGCAGGTCGTGACCACCAAGACCGCTGATGGCGTTGTCGGGTTGACTGATTTTCGTGGTGATGTTATCCGCGCCTATGTGGAGAACGGTTGGATTTTCCACGGCGAAGTCACCGTGAACAAGAATCCACAGGCTCAGGCGATTCGCACGAAAGCCCAAGCCCTCATGTTCGTCACGAAGAACAAGGATTCCAGTATGAGCCGTCCCGCGTTGGCTGACTATCTGCTGATGTTCCGCAAACCTGGCGACAATCAGGTGCCGATCAAGAATGATGTGAGCAACGAGGAATGGATTGATTGGGCGCAGCCGGTCTGGTGGAACATTCGAGAGACCAACACGCTGAATGAGCGTCTTGGCCGTGAGGATACCGATGAACGCCACATCTGCCCGCTGCAATTGGATTTCATCGAACGGTGCATCCGCTTGTGGAGCAATAAGGGCGAGCTTGTGTTCGACCCGTTTGGTGGCATCGGCTCGACCGTGTACGAGGCAATCAAACTTGGCCGCAAGGGCATGAGCATTGAATTGAAGCCTTCCTATTGGGATGCGTCGGTGAATCTGATGCGCGAGCTTGAAGAGAAGCTTGGAGAGGCGACACTGTTCTGATGGTTCCGCTTTCTGGGATGACCGAACCCGCATGGTGTGACAAGCATGGGGTCGAATATTACGGCCCCACTTGTCCTGAATGCGAGTCGGAAGCCGAAGACTATTGGGAGGATATTGGAGACGCGAGCATATGGGACTTATGACCACCTATGATTTCGACATTCCAGGCGAACCCGTCGCGAAGGGCCGTCCACGATTCTACGGGTATCGGGCTGTGACCCCTCAGCATACGAGGGATGCCGAGGAACTGGTGAGGAACCAATTCCACATGTTCTACCCTCATGCCGAACCATTGGACGGGGACGTGCTGATGATTCTCATGTTTTATAAGGGGCGTCATGGGAAACCGGATTTGGACAATCTGGAAAAGCTCGTCAAGGATGCGTTGAACGGTTTGGCTTACGTGGATGACCAGCAGGTGAAACTCACGTTGTGCGCCATGTTGGAACCCGACCGTATGGCATGGGGACAACGGGCGAAACGGCTTGTCAAACGTCGGCAGGGAATGCCGTTGACATACGGCGGCAATCCTTATGAGCCGCATACGGAAATCCATATAGAACCCTTGCATGACATTCACGGCGGGTTGGAAAGTCTCGTCAGAAACACGAAGGAGATGATAAGCGATGTCGGAAACCAGCCTGAATACCGGTGAGATGCTGTTCCAACTGCGTGTCTGGGATTACTTGGCTTGGGCGTTGGACGATAAGCGTCTCGACCATGTTGAGAACCTGTACTACAAGGGGCGGCCGATCAGTGTTTCGACGTTCGCCAATCCGAACGTGCCGATGGTGAAATGCTTCGATAAGGCTGAACTGTTGGCTGGTGACATTGATTCTGAATATCCGTTCGTCATACAAGCCGATGGCATGTTCGATGCTGACGTGATGGACGAGCGTGAGTGGATCGCGTCTCAACCCGCTTACACGAGTCTGAGCGTGTGGGACAAGTTCGAGACTCTGCTACCGGCCAAACCGTCTGTGGAATGCGTTGACTCGGGCACTCGAATGTTCATCCGATTCACGTTGGGTGAATTGGCGGGCATGTTGAACAGTGGGTTGCCGCTCGGAGGTGGACGATGATTTTTCCAGCAGTCAACGTCAACGGCATCCATTTGAGCAGCCAACAGCATGAGGCGCTTGTCAGCATATGGCGTACCGGTCGAATGCCGGAACCCCACGCAGGTCAGAAACCGTGGCTGTGGATTCAGGCGCTCAGACGGCGCGGCTTGGTATCCGACAATGCGCTCAGACTGACCGACAAGGGACGCCATATCGTCCAACTCCTCCAGGACAGGAAAGCAGTCCCATACCAAAGCACTGCCGACAATCCACACTACGGAGCCTACTGGGACGCCTACTACAGCAACCAGTCAACCTACCGGTATCAGCCCGGTTTGGAAATCATTTGCAAAAGGAACTGTGATGAAACTTGACCCGCCACCGGACTTGGTTGAAATCGCTGAAGCCCTGGACGCGATGGCGAAACCACACTGGGGGAGCGGCATCGTCTTCAGCTGTGACGGCCTGCCGGTCACCACACCAAGACAAGAAGCAATCTGGATGGAATACAACGGCATCACAAGAGGGGAGGACTAATGGCAAGGCGTGGTTACGTGCAGCTCGTGAACGGCTTCTACGACAACGACAAGGTGCGTGATCTCGTGCGCATTGGCCGTGCTGACTCGGTGGGCGTGTTCTGTATGGCTCTCTCGCTGTGCGGGGACAGGCTCACGGATGGCTTCGTGCCGCGCCGCGCCATGCTCTCCAACATCGGTGCCACTCAGGAGCAGGTGCAGGCGCTGGTGGACGAGGGAATGCTCGAAGAGGTCGATGACGGTTGGATAATCCACGATTACACCGCTCACAATCGCACCAAAGAGCAGGTCATGCACGCGCGAGCCGACGCGAAGGCACGCAAGAGCAAATCCCGTGGTCACAGCACTGTCACAGCAGTGTCACAGCGTGACATGCGTGTGACATCGGGACAAACACCAGAACACCAGAACACCAGAACCCAAAAGAAAGAAGAAGAATATTATTCTTCTTCCAAAGAAATGACACTTGCCATGTTCCAAGACTCACGAGAATTGGCGGCAGCCAACAGCATGATGCGCGCCACGTATCCGAACTTGGATTTGAAAAACAGCTGGGACGCCTTCGCCACACGCCAATACGACGTCACGCGCATGGTGGGCGATTGGATACGCCTATGGCGTGGCTGGTGTGAGAACCGGGCGCAAATGGGTGGTATCCCACCGTCGAAGCCACACGTCCACACTTGGGCTTGCGAACACACGTTGAAAGCCTTGCACCTCCAATCGCAGGATGACGTGACCGACATGGCGTCAGCCGTCAAAAAAGCCAATGAGCTAAACCAGAAGGAAGAACCCTAGTGAAATACATCAGCCTGTTCAGCGGCATTGAAGCAGCAACTGTCGCATGGCAAACACTCGGATGGGAGCCAGTCGCATACGCCGAAATCGAACCATTCCCCAAAGCAGTACTCAAACACCACTATCCGAACGTCCCAGACTTAGGGGACATGACGAAAGTTAATTGGAAGGAATACCACCATGCAGCAGATGTCGTTGTGGGAGGAAGCCCCTGCCAGGCATTCAGCATCGCCGGACTCAGGAAGGCTCTGGACGATCCACGCGGCCAGCTCATGCTCGAATATCTCCGAGCTTGCGCAGAAATTGATCCGGAATGGATCGTCTGGGAGAACGTGCCCGGAGTACTGTCGGCTGAACACGGACGGGCCTTCCAGTCGCTCCTTGAAGCCGTGGCCGAACTCTGGCCTGATGGGGGGGGCGGCATGGAGAGTGCTGGACGCTCAGTTCTTCGGTGTGGCCCAGCGGCGCGAGCGTGTGTTCCTTGTCGTCAACACTCGAGACTGGCGGCGTGCCGCGCCGGTACTTTTTGAGCGCGAGAGCCTGTGCTGGGATCATACGTCGAGCCGAGAGAAGAGGCAAAGCCTTACCCAGGGAACTGCGGGAGGCGTTGGAGACGCAGATTCGGACGCTGGGGGATTGATGTTGGACTTCCATCAGCAGGATGGACGGTTCAAGGTCAGCGATCATCCCGACGTGTCGAATACGCTCACCTCGCACATGGGTACCGGTGGCAACAATGTTCCCCTGATTAAGGCGTTCAAATGGAGCCAGGGTGAGAAGAGCCGGAGTCTGGCGATTGGCGAAGTGAGTCCCACTTTGAGCACTGACCATAATCCAGCCGTCTACCAAATTGAGAGAGAGAGAGTGATGTGTCGCGCGGACACTCAGGCGAATGCCGCACAAGGATTCGATCTTTCTCCGACATTGATGGCTCACGCCGGAAAGGATGCCCCATTCATCTATCCGACAACTAATAGGAGAGACTAGTGGTTTTCACTTTCAAGATTCGCGGTGGCGGAGCGGGGGGGGTAAGGGATTCCTCGGGCAGGACGAGCTTTCTGCCACGCTCAGCACGCACAATGACCAGTTTCTACATACGGAGGATTCGATGAATGGTTTGACGGTTCGCAGGTTGACGCCGTTGGAATGCGAAAGGCTTCAAGGTTTCCCGGACGGATGGACGGATATTCCGTGGAAGGGGAAGAAGCACGCGCCGGATAGTCCACGCTACAAGGCGCTCGGTAATTCGATGGCGGTTCCTGTCATGAGATGGATAGGTGAGGGCATCCAATTGGTTGAAGACAACAAGGGATTGTTCCAGGAGAACCCCAGTGAGCAGTGACAATCCATCCAAGGAGACGTGCCGCATGGTTGATGATCGTGATGGGAGACGTTGCGTGCGTTGCGGCCGAAGCTTGTATGCGGTTGGCGGTTCCCGGCATCATCGGAAACTCCGTAGCCAATGCACGAGGGTGGAGAAGCATCAAGTGCAGAATCTGATTCTGCTTTGCGGTTCGGGTACGACGGGCTGTCATGGTTTCGTTCACATGCATCCGACTATCGCTTATGAGAACGGCTGGTGTGTGAAATCGTTTCAAGACCAGTTGGAAGTGCCGGTACGGACTTGGCATGGACTCGTGTATCTCACCACAGACGGCAAATATTCATCGACAAAGGAACAATCAAATGACTGACAATATCAATCCATCGCATTACAAGGATGGCCCGTTCGAATGCATCGAACTATCCAGTTTGCTCAGCTTCGACTGGGGTAACGTAATTAAATACTGCTACCGGTGGCGCGACAAGAACGGTGTCGAAGACCTCAAGAAAGCACTCTGGTATGCGAAGCACGCAATCGATAACAACGTGCCGTTCCTTGCCATGTACCTCGGGCCGGACAACGACATTATCACAGCCAGACCCATCAGGCTTCTCGGCATTCTAGAAGCCGAGAACTGGGCCGATCTCGAACCATTCTGGAATGAAATCAAGTGGGGATGTTACAAGAAGGCGGTCAAAGTGCTGGCCGACAAGATCAATGAAATCGAAAAGGATGGTGAGTGATGAACCGGGACCGGGTAATCATCGTCGCGATCATCTGCATGACGATTATCTTCATCGCGTCCACCGTATCGCCAGCCGGTTCCAGCGGGAAAACCGGCGCGGGCTTCCAGATGGAAACCGTCAAGACCGGTGACGTGACATGGGCGTGCTTGAAGCATAACGGCGAATACATCGGCTGCAACACGGTGGAGACGGTCAAATGAATGTTTTCACAGGCAAGACCGGCTATATCATCTGGCCGCAAGGTGATACGGGAGTTCACACATGCCGCGTGTACGACTCACTGGATGAAGCTGTGGGCGCGGCACATTCCAAAGCCGACTTCCACCACAGGCCGTATGAGGTGCTTACTGCTTATGAGAGTCCGGCAAGAACCATCAGAACGATCCTCCCAAGGAGACACCAATGAGCGACAAAGTGAAAGTCGGCACGAGCAAGGTCACGTTCCGTGTGCGCGCGTTCGACTATCCGCAGATCGAGCTTGCATCCGTCGAAGTGGATGTGCCGATGTACACGAAGACGGACAACAAGCTCGACAACATGCAGCAGGGACATGTCACGGCGGACGTGCCGGACGGTTTCAACGAGAAGGTCAAAGACGCATTGCAGGTGTTCGCGGACACTCTACAGGCATCGTTCAACGAAGAAGGAGAGTGAAATGTTGAGAAGCATTGATTTCAAAACAATGCCTTATCTATTCACTGACAAGGCTGGCACTTGCCTGACCGTGGAGTTCGACGGAAGGGAACTGGATGACATCTACAAGCAAGTGAAAACCATGTACGATCAGGCGCACCCGTCGCACCCGTCTGATGATATGCCCACCGAACCGGGCTGGTATGCGACTCGGGATGGTGAAGACCTGTTGAGCTATGACGGTGACGCTTGGCACATTCACAATATCGACTGTGATGCGCAATTGTTCGTTGACGGGGATTTGGAAACGATGGACTGGAGCGTGGTCAAACGCACGTTCGATGCTGACGCTTTCCCGCTGATACCAGTGAATCTTAACGATACATCTCGTGCGGAGCGTCGGTTGACCAACCTTACCAACTTTTTGCACACGCTCATTCATGAGTGTGAGACAGTGCGGGACAACCCATCTTCCGACAAGCATACGAAAGACATCGAGAATGCCGTCTGCGGGACGGGAATCAACTTCGGCAAAGACCTGCTTGCACGATTGGAAAACGGGGTGTTCGACCATGAATGTGCATGACCATATCACCGACTGGCAGCACCTGCCATCGTCATTCCTCGCTGGCAAGCGTGCGATAGCCACCACCGTTGAGGGAACCACTATCGACGGTTTCCTCCAATCGATGACCACGAAGTTCAGTAACGGCAGCGGCAGCATGGTGCAACTGTTTTTCGGGGGAGTGTTCCAGCCGGTCATCATCAGTCTCAACGGTGGTGAGAACCAACTATGCAGAGCATACGATTCGATACTCATACTCAACGAGGTGAAGCGATGAATAACCAATACGCGGTCAGCATCCGTCATATCTACACCATGCCGGATGAGACATTCAATGGATATGAATTGGTCTTATGGCATTGGGACGTGATTGAGAACACTTGGCTTTTCCGTGCCACACGCGACTATCCGATAAGCAAGAGAGTATCAAGGGGATATGCGTTGTGGAAGGTTCTCAGGGATGCTCAGAAATTGGCGCGGATATTCCAATGCAAGAACTATGCGACCAACGAAGAAGGAATGTGGGACAACAATGACTGACCTTGATGATCGCATCAGCGAGTATGCGAAGTGGATTGAAAGCCGATATGACGACTCGCATGAGCTTCGAGCCAAAGGCAAAAACGGTTACATCGACGGCAAGGCCGACGCCTATGAGAGTTCGCTACGCGAGTTCAAACGCATCTTCAACGTGAAGGAGGAATAGTGAGGAAGCGAATGACTGCTTATTGGTGGGATAAAGACAAAAATGCTGTGGCAATCTCATATAAGGATAACCGCCTGATACTCACCGTCGATGATGCGCAGGCACTCCTTAGACAGCTTGAAATGCTTCTGCCGGAGAGACCGTCACGCGACGAGCCGGAAGAGCCGGGCTTCTACCGGACACGGACTGGCGCATTTCTTCGCAAGAACAAGAACGGAGCATGGAGCGCCCTGTTCATCAATGGCGACCTAATCCCACGCTATTGGAACGATCAGGACGATTACGCGAAGTGGAGGACGGTGCTTGAATGCCTGTATCCTCGTGCGTTCCCGCTTACACCAACCACTGCGCCATATCCGTTGAAAGGGTGAGTGATGTTCGGACGGAAGAAGAAAAAGCAGGAGGAGCCGAAAAGTTACCTCAGATGCCCATACTGTGGTCACGCGCCGATAATTGTCACCGGCAAATGCACGTATCACAATCCACGTCATACTGTCTACCGGTATGAGTGCGACCTTAGGTGCCTTCAAGGCGAGGTGTGTCAGACTGCCGAAGCTGCGTTCGATTCGTGGGTACGCATTGTCGCCCGCTATTACGACGCGGAAAATGCTATCAGACAATTCCGCAAGGAGAGGAAATCATGAGTCTGGCTGATGTTTGCTGGAACATTTCAAGCGTTTTCATCGTCATCACATTGGGTGTGATAGCGATACTCTGCGTGCTCATGCTGTTAGGCGTATTCGTATGCATCTTCGACCATGACGATAACCACAGGAACGATAAGAGCAGTAAGGAATAACAATGGCTACGAACGTGAGTGAAAAAGACAAGACGTTGAACGAGATCATCGACTGGTGCGAGAACCAGCGGAGGAAAATCCTTGCCGACATTGAACCAGCGCCGGGAGAGGATGCGGAAGAAGCCTATGCCGATTTGGAGTCGGTCATCCGGTCTGACAATCCGATAATCAAATATTCCAACGACCTGCTTGATGGCAGTGAGGCTTTCGTGTATGGCGTCATAATGCAAGCTCGACTGCTTGACCATATCATCGACCACTGCCGGTCCATGCTTGGCTATTCCGGCAATATGCCCAGTGAGGTGCCGAATCAAAGCGAGGATGCGAAAAAATGAAATGGAAACCGGATTGGTCGGACATCGCCGAAAACCTGCTGATCGGACTGATGGCGGTGGCTGCGGCCGCAATATTCATTGTCTTCTGCGTTTGCACATGGGAAGAAGTGACAACCGCCAGAACCATCATCATGCGCGACGGAAATCAATCATACGCCTGCACGGTCAGCGACATAAGCCTGGCCCCACATGACTGCAATCCAATCGAGGACGCGAAATGAATAAACGGTACAAGGTTTGTCCACTTTTTTGGAGTGATTACGGCGATGAGCGCACCTTGATGAATATGGGTGTGTTTGAAGAGTTGCTGAACGAGGGTTGGCAGATTCTGCGGGTGGATACCATGCCACCAACGGAATTGCGGAATAACGCCGTCGCAGCGACGAACGTCTACATCCTTGAGAGGGAGGCTAATGATGATTAGTCAATACGACAAGGACATGTGTTGCCTGTATATCGCTGAGGGGATGAGCTACATCTGGCAACAACGATGGAACCAAGAGCTTTCCCGAATACTTGAATCATTGGCCGATAGGAAGCTCATGAAGCGTGTCCATGGCGGGTATGCGATCACACTCAAGGGCCTGTTGGCAGTCAAGGTGTGGAGACTTCACCTGTTCCTGTTCCATCACGATGAATACAAGTACTTCAGGAGGAAGAAATGAGCAGGGCTGAAACCACCGCCATGCTGTCCAAGCTGGTCGAGAAGAGGTTGAGGAATCAGACCGCTTTTTGGGCGAGCGAGGTCAATTTCGACCGTAACACGCCCGACGAAAGGCGCGTGGACTACGTGGGCTTCAAGCCCTGGAACATCAACGGTGAGCCGGTGCCCGCAAGCGTCGAGAAAGGCTGCTTCGAGTTCTACGAGGTCAAGAAGTCATGCATGGCTGACTTCACTAGCGGCAACGGACTGACGTTCTACGGCGATCAGAACTATCTGGTCTGCACGAAGGAACTGTGTGACGAGATCGTATGGCAGAAGATGGTGCCGCCGCGAGTGAACGCGATTCTGACACCGGATTCGACCGGCTCGAAACTGATTCTCGACTATGTGCAGTCCTACAACGACCTGTCATACAGGAGGCGTCCGGCAAGCGAAATCCTGTGGGCCATGGTCAAAGCTAACGGAAAGAGGACTAATTGAGCATCATGCTTGACGAGGCCAACGCTTACGAGCGTGGCATGGATGATGATTTGACTTTTCAGACGGTTCGTGAGCTTGCCGGTACAGCGTACATGGCCGGACGTTCCGCTCCACCAACCGACGCCGAGGTGGAGGCCGTGGCGAAACGGCTCTGCTGGAACAGCTGCGAATGGGATGGCATCGAAAGCGACTATGTGGCGAAGGACGAAGACGATGCATGGGATTACGCCGGTGAAATCTGCGGATATCAGGAAGACTACATCGCGCGGGCGAAAGAAGTGCTCGAAGTGGCACGTAAGGCGGTGACGGAATGAAGGCTGTTTTGATTGTTTTCACCATTGTCTTCGGTTTGCTTTCTTTCGCGTCGTTTGCGTCGATCGTCGCGTTGTTCATCGCCGACTGGATGGCAAAACACTTCTAGACCACATTCAAACCCGTCGAAATCGACGGGATAAGACAATCAAGGAGACGAAATGATAGGAAACAAGAATATTCAACGAGGGCTAATGGCCGTGCTTATGGCCGTGACAATGGTTTTCCCGCTGGCCGGATGCGAGAACGAAGCGGATGCTGACGATGTTGAAGGCGGTAGTGACTGCATTGATGTGCGAGGCGACTTCGCTGTCGATGAGTGCAGAATCGAGTTGCACGACGGTAGGGCCGTGACATGCATCAGGTTCAACGTCTACAAGGGGGGAGGCGGTCTTTCCTGCGATTGGGACAATGCTAGCGGCAAGGACGGGGAAACGAAATAATGGAACATGAGCTAATCCCCGTATACACGAAGTTCACCGGTAACGGTGTGCGTGTGCAGAATGATTCTAAACTCATCGACTATCTGGATGATGGGTGGAAAATCATCAACGTCACGGCAGCGAACCCACTGGCATTGGACAACAATGAGGCCGTCGTGTTGTACGTGATCGAGAGGACTACTGCAAATCATTGGAGCAAACGGAATGAATGAGCCTACCGCCGACGAGATCATGAAAATGTTCGCGGTTGACATAGCAGTTCTTCGTCGTGGTAGGCGCAAGCCGTCTGAGAAGCCGCCAGTCGGAAAGAAGAAGGCGAAAGCGTCGAAAAAGCCGGTCAAGCTTACTGCGGAACAGCTCGCACGGAAACGTGAGCACACGCGACAGTGGCGGATGGCCCACCGTGAGCAAGTCTTGGAATGCAACCGCCGATACAAGCTTGCGCATCGTCCGACATTCCACCATTTCAGCCGTGAGGAACAGGCGGCCTACGAACGCAACTACTACCTGCTTCATCCCGAGAAGAGAAAACGGAAGCGGGAGACTGTTTGAGACGTTAATCCAATACCGGTTGCAAGGTTGGGTGCAACCGGTATACTAGACATGTTCCGGCATTAATCGCACGCCTTCGGGCACCGGTGCGGAATCAACATACCATGATTTTGGAAGGCGTGCGATTGGCTGACTGCAAACTGTTGCGTTGCGGGCGTGAACGAGACGATACCAGGCAACTCTGCCCTGAATGTGAACAGCGGCTCCTAGCCGACTTGGAATGGTTCACGAAGAACATCGGCTACTTGGAAACCGACAAGATGAACCGCATCAACAAGAATCATGACGCTGATGGTGGCGGGGGAGGATACTCTGATAATCCGCCGTTGAGGGAGCAAGTGTTCGACCTGTTGTATGAGGGTGACGAACACATGGATAGCGTGTGGGGCACACTATCCGCGTTCGCTAAATGCTTAGGCGTCGAATACCTGAATCACGATCCGTTGAACGTGTTGGCGCAGCGGATAGCCGTGAAGAAAACCAAGCAAGGCGAACCCGCGTGTCTATGCTCAACGGCAACACCCGTGTACGCGCTTGAAATCCGCATCGCCCGCGACAAGTGCCAGCGCCTGTTGAATCAAGGCCATACGGTTAGCTTGGGCAATTGCCCCAACACTGACTGCAACATGCCGTTAAGCGCTGACGAGACGGCAAAACAAGTCAAATGCCGTGGATGCAGGAACGTTTGGAACATCAACTTTTTGAGGACACTCATGCAAGACAAGATTAAACACAGCACTTACACGGGGACTGCTTCGGACATTAGAAGCAAACTCCAACAGGCTGGATACCTCGTATCCGCGAACACGTTGAAATCATGGGCGCACAGGGGCAAGCTCACCCCGGTACGCAAGGAAGGCAGACACCCAATCTATTGCATCGCGGACGTGTACATGCTGATGCAGCAAACCACTCCAGTGGACGATATTTGGGGACTCGTCGGAAAGGACAACCGGCAGTGAGCATCATCAGCATCACCGACAAGGGCAAGACCATCACTTATCACGCGCATCACATGCGAGACGTGATCGAACCAGTCAAACAGTACGGCATGTTCGGAGAGCAATTGGACGCACGAAAAGCACTCCATACGCTCACCTTCTACACGGAGGATTGAATGAAAGCCAACATCGACTGCTCACTAATCCTCCTACTGTTGTCCGGCATGTTGGCACTCCTGAAAATCGGCGGTCAATTCCCATACCCGTGGATATGGGTGCTCGCACCCATATGGATACCGCTGCTCGCATTGGCCGGTATCACAATCATCCTGATAATCGCTTGGATCATCGGCATCATCGGCGTGCTTATACTCGAAAAGTTCGGAGACTAAATGCACATCAGCGGCAAAACCAATAACATCAGCTACGCTCACACGAACGATGGTGGAGCAGACCTCAGAAGCAATGAGGATACGATCATCTGCGCGGGCAGCCAGACACTCGTGCATACGGGCGTGAGACTGGCTATTCCAGCCGGATATGTCGGACTGGTCTGCCCACGCTCAGGCTTGGCGTTGAAACACAACATCACCGTGATGAACGCACCCGGCGTAATCGACGCGAACTATCGTGGCGAAGTCTGCGTAATCCTCCGAAACATGGACGAACAGGCGTTTGAAATCCATGAGGGAGACCGGATAGCGCAAATCGTGTTCCTACCATACGCGCACATGCAATTCGAGCCAGTCAACGAACTGGATTCGACCGAACGTGGCGATAAAGGATTCGGCAGCAGCGGCATCAACTAGAATCACAGAAGGAGACACAATGACGGTACTCGACTTCACCAAGAAAACAACCCCCGTTATAGACAAGCTGATAAAACTCGGATTCCACTACGAAAGCACAGACAAGGCAGAAGCGGAGGGCATACGTAATCCGCCACAGCTGATAACCACATGGGAGAACGTCATGAATGGCGTGATCCTGAAAATCATCAACACAGATGCCGTGTCCTATGACGAAAACGGCGTACTGCATCAAACGCCAACTGAATACGTCACGATAACGGATGATTGCACGAACATCAGCGTCACCATATCGGTCGAAGAGTTCATGGAATTGGAACGGATCACAAACAGCAAAGGCACCACGTTCCCACCGGAAACATCCACGGTATCCTACGAAAGGATACCCGCATGAGAATCTACATCGTCACCGCTGATATCGATAACCACGGGGACATTCCATTCTATGGAAGTTTTGTCAGTGTCATGGGCGTTTACGCCACGCGAGAGCATGCGGTCAAACGTGTGCGCAATCTCAAACGTAGGAAGTTCGCACTCAAACACAAAGAGCTTCACGGAGACAAGGGCGTGTACGTCGAAGAGTTCGAGTTGGACTCCAACTGCCAAAAATTCATCGGAGGCTATTCGGAATGAGCAAACAGGTCATCATCAAGGCTGAACAGTTGAACGCCACGCATTTAGGCAAGAAGGTAACCATTCTGGACGATGGTGAAGCCGTCATGTCAGGAAAACTCAAGGAGTTAAGAGCGACGCAATACTCCATGCCGGTGTACAGCAACGATATCGAAGCCGTGCCCAACGGCTATGGGAGCATCAGCGTTGTCCCGAAACTGAATTACGAAACTGTCACCGACATCATCATGCATTTGTCGAATCAGCTTAACGACGATATCAAGGCGACCGTGCGTGGTGACACAGAACTGGTAATCGAAGTCAACGGAAAGTAGGGGAGTATGACGGAAAACACCACCAGTAAATCAACGAACGAACTGCTGATGCGCGTGTTGCAAGTCGAATCACCGGAACTGTTCGACGGAAGCGACGATCAGCCGGTACGAGTAGTCGGCTACGATTATTCGCCATTCTGCGTCTGCGAAACCTGTGGCGATGACCCCGAAATGCTGACCATCGCATTCGAGACGAAAAGCGGCGAACGTTACAGCCAATACTACGACTATTTTGGACTGCCGAACATTTTAGAAGCATTGGACAAGTGGGATAAGCAGTACGGGAAGGTGGTAGAGAACCGTGGATGACACTTCAAGCACGAAGAAATTCGTATTTACAAGTGATAGCAAGCCGTCCCCCGACCTCTCGAATTTCAAGCCTTTTGGACACATTGACGAGGACAAACCCAAGTACAGTGCGATCATGATTATCGAGGATGAAGGCGTATACGTTCCCGTGATATACAAGGAATGCCGCGTGGACCTCGACATTGATAACCCGACGATTCACCCGCTATCAGGCCCATGCATGGAACCCTGCTGCTACAGTACGCCGGAACTTGCTATAAAAGCCGGGACACGCATCTACAGGAACATGTTGAAGGACAACAAATGAAGTGGTTTACCAGTGACTTGCATTTCGCTCACCCTTTCGTGGCTGCATTACGTGGCTACGCGCTACCCGGATACGCTAAGGATGCATCGATCAAACAACAAGCCGAACATGAGCATAAGCCGCTCAAGAACTGTGTTGACTGGCGGAAGCATGATGCCGACATCATCAGAAGCATCAACACGTATGTTGGCGAGGAAGACGAACTCTACATCCTCGGAGACATCAGTTCCGGTGGTACGTGGAGCGTAGACCAAGCGATAATGCGCATCCAAAACCTGCATGTACCACGCAAGAACAGGCATCTGATTCTCGGCAACCACGAACTGCACAGCTCCACCCGCACGCTGGAAAAGTTGGCAAGCGTGTTCGTGGAAGTCGGAATGGTCGGCATCACCGAAATCAGAGACGTGTGGGGCGACAATCCACACACGGTATTTTTAAGCCACTACCAATGGCGTGAAGACTTCACGCAAAGCAAACCCCTAGGCGCAGTCTCAACCAATTGGAACGCGCCGGAATTAGCCGAATACGCGATACCACGCATGAACAACACGCTGCTCCTGCACGGACACACGCACGCGCATGACCCGCTTGAGTTCGGCAGGCATCAAAATGAGATCAACGTCGGATTAGACGCATGGTGTTTCGAGCCAGTCAACGAAGCCGAATTAGTGGACAATTGGCTACACACTGCGTTAAGCGTAACTGAGTGATCTACAATGGCACACGAATGGGGGCGGATTCAAACCACCCCCACTATTTTTCAGTAAATAGCACCGTTGGATTCCTGGTCAACCATTATTCAAGAATCTCTGCAATCCATCGCCAGCCCTGCCATCCAGACCTCGGCGCGCCATATCGTAATAGTCGAGCATCTGCGGACTGTTCCACCCGCCTGCGGCCATGATGTCCCTGTCCGGCACGCCGGCGTCACGGGAGAGCGTGCAGAACGTCCTCCGCAATGAATGCGGCGAAATATCCGGCACGCCCACGCGCAATGCCACGGACGATACGATGCCCACGGCGGTCTGCTGCCGCAGACGAGCGCCGGAATCCTCACGGAACACCGCACCACGCCTACGTTCGCCAATGAGTCGTGCGAGAGCTTCGGCCGCATCGGAGGGAATGGCCACACGCTGAGACCAGTCGCCCTTGCGGTCGAACCGCACCCACGGACGCCCGTCATCCAGATGACAGTCTTCGACATCCAACCCAAGCGCCTCGCTAACCCTCGCGCCGGTCAACAGCAGCAGACTGCACAGGGCATCCGTCCTCGCATCCATACCGCGTGCTTCGGCCAGAAAAAGCCTTGCCTGCTCGCGGGTGAGGTACGTGCCGTCCGAATGACCGTACATTTTCGGCCTACGCACATGCTCGCCCGGATTGGAGTCGATATACCCCTCCTCGAAGAGGTAGCGGTAGAGGCAGCAAACGACGCTCAGATTCCTGTACACCGTGTTTTTCGCCGCTGGCCGCATGCCGCCGTCATAGGCGGCGAACACCTCGATATGAGTGCGCTTCGCCCGCAGCATGTCGATGCCGTTATCCGCACACCAGCGGAGCCATCGCGATACGACGCTCCGATACTGCGCCCTTGTACCCGGCGTCAGGCCGGCGAGAAAACCGGCGATCATGTCGCTCACCGTTTCCATATGCGCACCGTCTCCTTGCAGATCAAGGGCTTGTCGGACGGGCCTTTGACGAATGGCGGTATCCACTGGCGGCGGCGCAGCGAATGGTCCGGCCCATACGCTTGATTACGCCAAAAACCACGCACGATAAAACGATGGGTGTATTCGCGTCGCACTTGTTCGTCATTGTCGGAGCTTTCACCTGGACGATGCAGGTTCTCGCGCAACACCAGCATCTTGACTTTGCGTATTTCGGGGTCGAAACGCGGCGGCAGCGGATGCGCCATATCGGGTTTCGCCGGTTTCGCCTCGCAGATATGCGGTTCCGCGCTCAACGCCCACACCGCGCGCAGCAGATCGCCGAACCATCGGAAACCGCCGACATGCTCATTGAAAATGCCGTTGGCGAATCTGATGACCGGCAGTGAGAATGATTTCGCGTCGCATTCCTTCAGAGCGCATGGATGGTCCGTGAATCCCATCAATTCGATATCGCCGTTGCCGTCGCATTGCCAGAAGAGCGCCGACACATGGGCGTCTCCGACCTTCCTTCCCGTCGCGTCGTCGGTCACGGGGAATCTGACCATTTGGACATCCCCGTCGAAGAAGATAAGCCCGCTTTGCGCCGGCGCGTCCATTTTCGGGAAATCACCTGCCCGGACGGTATCTTCCGCCAGCGCCGTCATGTCCCGGCTGATCCACCAAAGCTGCGCGACGGCGAGATTATCAGCGAAATTCCAAGCCGCTTCCATGCTCCGCTCGTATTGCGAGTGCGCAGCCATCTCCTCCTTTAATGCGACCCGCTCGTATTCCGCGAGTTTGTCGCGGATCAACGGCAAGTGGGATGGGATAAGTCTAAGCTTGCTACGCCTGGACATCACACCCCCTTAACGTTGAAACAGTGTCGGCGTCTTCGGGATACGTACTGATACCGCACCGCTCCCGTGCGGCTCTGAAATCCGCCTTCGATTCAAACATTCTCATGTTGTCTTTCCTTTAGTTCCAGTTTCGAATGGAGTGTCGAAACAGGCTGATATCAAAAAACATGCCCGACCGCGCATGATCGTTGCACATCCATCTGCGAACCCTCCAAACCGGCATCATGAATAAGCCACGCCTCCAACGACTTGCCGACCACATTCACACACACGTCGGAATCATGGGCGTCCATCACACATGACCCTCGTCATCGGCTTGCGTCCAGAACACATAATCAAGGTCATATTCACGAGACTTCTCGAATTGTTCCCCAATCTCAATCGGCGTCAGACCAGAAAGCACTTCAGAAGTGAACTCACAATAATCATCGGAACGAGTATTGTCGTGCAGCATGAACACCTGCTCACACCATTCAGGGAACGCTGACCAGAACTTCCGCCACGAATCCTCGGAAACATATTTGGCGAAATCATTGACGCGATAGACACCCTCATAGGGTTCAAACTCACGCTGGTAGAACGGTTGCAGACCCTCGTTTGCCATGCGTTCAATATCGCAAATGACAGCCTCGCCGATCGGTTCATCCAATGGCATTGCCTTCAGCTCGTCAACGGTAATCATCATTCTTTCCTTTCATTCAGCAGCAGAACTCGTCAGTGAGTTCCACCAGTCTTTTCAACGACGTCCGCATGAGACGCGAACGACAGCCGACACCGGCCAGTTCCAGCCGGTTCACCATCGCCACGCGCACGGCCTCTCCGCTACCGACAGTGCAACACGTCAGAAACCGGCCATCGGCACGCAGAACCGCATCCCGATACGCCTCCGCATCGGCCTGAGACCTGTGACGGCGCACACGGATTGCGCCACCCACATATTCGACGGTCCACAACGCGGCCATGTCAGTCAGCCTCCCCAAGACGGTCGAAAACCTTGTCATACGCTTTCGTCACGCATTCCAAACCCATGCGGTAGACGCTCACGCGATCATGGTCAGACTCCGCCATGCGGCGCTGCCAATCATGCGGGAACGCCACGCTCAACAACGTCTCCCGCACGTCCGGTTTGACAACCTCGATTTTCTGCGGGAACATCGCATCAAAAGTGAGGACACACAAGGCGTAAGCCACCTGCAACGTTCGGTCAGACACGTAGCGGAAAGACTGTTCCGCCACGCGGTCAATCTCTTCCATAGACCACGGAACGGTAGCCGCCAACTTCGCGTACTCTTCCGCATCCTCATAATCCAAGCCGCCATTCATCGAATTGTCCTGAACCGTATCCACCAGGTATTCGTACAGTTCACCGATGATGCCCGCCGTGGAATGGACGAACACAGGCTCAAAATCAATAAAATAACTGCCGAACCACAGGCCGCAGACATGACCCACATAGCCGGTAAGCTCACGCGGCAGCATATTCACGTCAATCATCACAACACCTCGATTTCGTCATTAAGACCCATGAACTCCTGAGTGGTGAACCCGCCATCCTTGACAACGCAGTACAACCAACCATGGAATCCACCCAAGCGCGCATCACGCATCCCACGAATCAAGTCACGCAGCCACGCGCACACAAGATACGTTTTCGACACGGGACGCCAATAACGCTTACGCTCGACCACATCAAAATGGTCATATGCATACATTTGCTGACCAACATGAAAATCAGCCCACAATTTCAACGTTTCCATGACACTCACGCCTCCCTCGAATCAACGTCACCGAACAGTTCATAGCGCAACTGCACATCAGCATCGAACATCGCCTTGTACGCATCACCAAGAGACTCATAGAAGACGCCATCCACACGCCAACCGTCATAGCCCTTGGAATCCAACGAACGGAACTCTCTCAGCGCACCAAGCATCATCTTGCGCGTCAATCGATAATCCGGCACGCTCTTATGAAAATTACCGTCGAACCGGTCAGCAGAAACGTAAGCGTCACGCGCTTTAGTCGTATCGAATGGGACAACAGTACCAATCGGCTCATGGTCGAAATTGAAAGTGTTGACACCGTAAGGCCAATAAACAGCGTAAAAATGACGGGACATGATAGAATCTCCTTGCAAATGGTTTGGTTGAGTTAATTACTGTTTGCAATGGCCGGACGGTATTCCTAGTACCGTCCGGCCAAACTTTTCAGAACAGGCAATCCATATGACGCGGATCAGGCAGATTGTCGGCAGCGGCGTTGATAACCGTGCTGAGATACGCGGTTATCAATGCGGGACGCTTACCGATCTCCTGTAATACGGCTTGAATGTTCGACTCGATGGACGAATAGCCGGTAGCCTCCAAAGCGGCCTTGACCTGCTGTGCTGTGATGACGACACGTGACATTTCATGCCACCTCGACAATCTCATGCTGAGAGAGGTACGCGGCCACGGACTCTTCCAACGTTTGGTCACTGCCACGCTGGTAGTAGTCGCGGTACGCAACCACGCCACTCTTACCGTCGAACGCGACATATGCGACGCGACGGCCCTTGGAATCACGGAAGCCACGCGGCTTATGCGCATATCCACCAAACACGTCAGCCAACTCCTTGACCGACTTGCCACCTGGAATCGTGACCACGCACGCCTTGACGCCATGCTGCGCAATCACCTTCGGCGTATCCTTGGACGGAATCGGCGGAACTTCAGGAATCTCAACCGTATCCGGCTCAGGCTCAACCGCCTGCGGTTCAGGGGCGACAACCGGCAAATCATCGTAAGTTTCGCACATCTCAGGATGGTCACGCTCGGCCGGGGTGAGGAATGAAATGTCACGTGACACAACCATGCCGCCATCCTCGTAGGACAATTCCCAACCATGCTCACGGTCGGAGTCCGACAGGCTCACGCCATGCGCCGTATAATCCCCACAATCAGGGGAAACCATGCAATCGCCACGTTCCACGATCAACGGCACGTCACCGATCTCACTCACGGCCTGAGCGTAATCAGGCCCGTTAGGGTCAAGCCACGTGCCACCATCGGCACGATACGCGGCAGCTACACCACGCACCGCCTGAGCATTCTTCACGCCAGGAATCATCCGCCATGATTCAACGCCATCCTTCATCTCGAAACGCCACACGCTCGGGCTGTTGACGGAATCGAAAAACATGAAGACACTGGACGAATTGACTGCCCACAGGCCGTTAACTTTGTTCGACATTTTAAAACTCCCTTGTATAAAAACTTGATTATTTGATGGGCCGTTCACCGCACGGCCCTGAGCGGTTTCACCATTCCAAAACCTTGCTGCCACTCACGAGCACATATGACGTGCCGGTATGATTGCCGTCAACGCTTCCACGCCACTCACAAATACGCTCGTAACCGTCCGAAGTGCTACCGTCCTCCATGCCGCACTGCGGAATGTCGGACAACTCGCGGTAGCTCGCTAGGTCGGCTTGGTTGTAATCCTTCGTGGCATAAGTCTCACGCCACCACGTCCACTGCTGCTCAGGCGTACCATGCGGATCGGCAACCGGCTGATCGGAAAGCGCTGTGGAACAAGCCACGCTGAAAGCCAACAGGCCAACAAGCACGGCAATAAGCAGAGTAATCTTCTTACGCATTGCGAACACCTCACTTGGAAAGAACGGAATCAACAACCGTGTAGAATCCGGTGCAAAACTCTCTATTGTGTTCGCTGTGCAGTTCCGCACGGCAACGTTTCGTTAACAGGCGGCGGCACTCACCAATCATGGCATGTTCACCGCGCGTATAGTATTCATCCATCAACCACCACGCGGCATACGTGGTTCCGTCAAGCCTGTTTTCATCAGGCGAACGCCAAGCGTTTTGATTGTGTGAATACGTAGTGTTGTACACGTTGGCGAGATACGCATACTCTGCGGAATCAGATTCACGAATATCAGGAAAATCAACTGTAACAAAAGACATTTTTAAGGCACCTCGATTGTGTTGGAATGTAATGCCCGAACGGGCTATATGGGCGTGATCGATAGGCTCACGCCCGAAAGCCTGGAACAAGTCAGCGCATACGCTTGCGATTAGGACAATTGGGGTATTCGATGGCCTCGCATTGTAAGGCGCTCTCCAATTCCAACCGTCGCGCATTGCTGCACAAGAAACACGCCTCAGCACTCTTGCGACACGATTCACGCCACAACGCATCAGCACGTTTCGGATTATCGCAGTCGCTTTCAGCGATAAAACAGCGTAAGGCGCTCTCACGGCAACGTTCAGCCTCATCCCTCAGCCTGCTGGATTCAGGCGTTACCGGTAGGCCATAATACGGATAACGATCCGCATAACCGCACTTACTGCACATCGTCACGCCTCACTCCGCAAGCAGTTCGGAAACCGCATTGTCAAACTCTTCAGAGAACAGCCAAGTACGGTAGAAAACCTCAAGTTTCTCCGCATCATCCAGCGGCGCGTCATAAGCGTAATCACTGTGGATGAATCCATCCCAATCATCCGAGAACATGACGTTTTGCATATTCTCGGAACTCTTGCTGGCGTTGCACGTCCAGGAACCATTATCGTTGCCGGTAACCTGAAGCTCAACGTCGTCATACCGATCCCAGCACCATTGCTTGGTTGACGTAATGCCGTCCGCATAATCCTTAAGTGTTTCAACAATTTCATCCCGCAAATCGGAACGATATGCCGCTGCAAAAGTATTTTCATCACACATTTCAAATACTCCATTCCAGCCCCCTTGCTAGAATAAGAGGGCTCTAGTTAGTTGGTTAAAATTACTGAGCAATTGAGCCGGATAGTTGCAGCTATCCGGCTCTACTCATTCGTGAGCTACCGCGCCCATAAAGAGCGCCGATAGCCCTGGCGGATTACTTAGAATCTGCCGAAGTTTCAGAATCAGAATCAAGTAACTTACGCGGATTAGCAACACGCAAGGCGTCACACAGCTTTATCGCAGTGGCCAAGGTTAAGTTAGCCTCAGAGCGCCTACCGCTCTCGATATCTGAGATGTTGCCGCCTGACATGCCAACCTTTTCGGCTAGCTCACGTTGCGTTAGACCGCGCTTCATCCTTAATTCTTTCAAACTCATGGCCCTTACTCCTAACTTGGATTAGAGGCCATTGTAGACCACTCAGACAGCGCGGGACAATTCCATGCCGGACACCGCGCCACGTTGGCGACTCGACGACGGTTCAGCCTTGCATGGTGTGAGGGTGCATCATGCCTAGTCGCATTCCGTCGCGTCTCTGTCGCGTCCACTCTTCAGTTTTCAATCATCCATGCCGCGCCTGCTAGGGGGGCTTCGTGTAACCGTCCTTGCGGTGGTGGCCTTCGTGGTGGTGGCCTCTCGTTCATCTCCGTTCCTTTCGTTGTCGTTTGCTTGATGGCTCTCACTATACACGCCCTACGTATGTAGTGCAAATTGAGCCAACACAGACCACGCCAAAACCATTGCAAACACTAGCATTCGTCGGCGTGTCGCAACCACATGACGGCGACACAAAGACGGCGGACGCCACAGCCACGGCCGCGCCGCGCCACGGCCACACCCAGGGACGTCACGGCCACGTCACGACGGCCATGTCCAGGGACGTCACGACGTCCAGGGCACGACGGCCACGCCACGGCACGGCCACAGCCACGCCATGGCCACGACGGCCACGACGGGCACGGACATGATCGCATAAGAGGAACGTGCCCGCGCTATACCACACGACACGCCAAAACACAATCGCACAAACGTTCCAACGTTGCACCATGCAACAAACACCCCCGTGGGGGAGTGTCCCCCCGGCGCAAAAAGCAAGGCCGCTGGCTCTCTAGTGCTGACGCTGAATGCTCGCTGGAACATTTTTGGATTACCCGTTACTCACGAAGTCTTCACATATTTAGTGGTTGCAACCGTTGTTGCACCCTACATATTGTGTATAATGTTCCTTGGATTGATGTTGATGGCGGTGAAGCTAGCTTAAGCCACATCAACGTCTGGCCTTCCATGGTTAGAGCAAGGGTCTTTTAAACCTTGGGTTGTGGGTTCGAGTCCCACGGGGGGCACGACCGCAGTTGGCGGAACTGCGGGAAATCGGGAGTGTAATCCTGTGGCTCGTCGTATCGGACGGGCAATTAAAAGCGTCCGCGTGGAATGCGCGTTAAACACCATCATCCCATTAGAGAAAGCCATTGCCCCGCAACAATGGCAAGTAGCGAACGGCTGATGTGAATGACTCCAATCCGGAAGACGCGTTGCGGGCGTCCTCGCGGAACGGAGACATACACCCTTGTAGCTCAGTGGAATAGAGCGCCGGTTTCCTAAACCGGACGTCGTTGGTTCGATTCCAACCTTGGGTACTAGGTTTCACGGAGGTAGCTGTCCGTGAAACCGATGGCATTGCTCGAACAGACATACATGGAACTTGTGGATGTCAAGAGGCTCCCTGCCTTAGTCAGGCGGTTGACGACCGAAGGGGAGGCACGGCCAAACGGGGCGCTTAAACGACCACGTTCCTTGCCGTTGGTGGTAAAAGCCAGTCCACCATGCCGCTGTCATGCCAACTTGGACAATAACTAAGTTGGGTTTGGAATGTTGGCAGAGTGGTTTAATGCAACTGTCCCGAAAGCAGTCGCACTGTGAAGTGCCGGAGGTTCGAATCCTTCACATTCCGCGTTGGGGAAGTAGTACTACCCCCGAAGGCAAGCGCCTACCGCTGGCGTTGGCTTGTCTGGAGATGAAAGCGGCGGACGCTTCCGTTAACGGCGACTCGGTGGATGGTCACGCTTCATGGGTGTGACCATCCACATATGGCATTGGTGCAACCGGTAGCATTACGGTCTCCAAAACCGTCGATGTTGGTTCGAGTCCAACATGCCGTGCTACTTCTCTTACAGGTTGTTTGAGAAGGCGTCGGAACCGTCTTGTGGCGGCTCCAGTTTTAGCTGACCCGCCTAGTCTGCGGGAACAGTCTCCTGAGTCGCCGTGGCGGCTCTTGCATTTTGGATGCTTGGCAGAGTGGCTGAATGCACCACCTTGCTAAGGTGGCAATCCCGAGAGGGGTTCGGGGGTTCGACTCCCTCAGCATCCGCGCGCCGTGGCTGGCGGTAAAAAGCCATTGTGATGATGCCATTGGTTCCTTATGGCTCTCTGGGGGTTGAACGAGCGTCCCATGCTCCTGTTGTGGGTGGAGTGTGGGACGCTTGTTCTTTTGCTTTGGTGGCGGAATGGTAGACGCGGCGCACTCAAAATGCGCTACCTGTAGGGTGTGAGGGTTCGATTCCCTCCCGGAGCACTTGGGTTGGTTGATCTGAGAACTTTTCCTGCTGGGATGTTTCCCCCTTGGCGTGTTTTCCTGCTCAGCACCGGCCAACCCTGTTTTTGTGGAGGCATTGTGGCGTGGTCTAGTTCCCATCGTGATGAACGGTTCAATCCTGATTGGCCGCGTGTCCGTGCGATGATTCTTGAACGGGATGGGCATAGGTGCCAGTGGCCGGTCAAGGATGATTACGGGAATGTTCGCCTGTGCGGACGGTATGGGAATGAGGTTGACCATAAGGTTCGTAATCCCGTCCATGATGATGATCGTCCTGAGAATTTGTGGGTGTTGTGTCGTTGGCATCATCAGCGGAAGACCGAGGGTGAGTCTGCTGAGGTTCGTCGTGCGAAGGGTAGGAGTCGGAGGGAGAAGCGTTGGTATTCTCACCCGGCTTTCAAGTGAATGAGTTCATGTGCGCGGTTGCCGGTTGTGCTAATCCGGTGTGTGCGAAGGGGTTGTGTCGTTCGCATTACGACCGTGACCGTTATTCGGGGTCTCCGCTGAAGCCGTTGCGCCAGCGCATGTGTCCTCAATGCCATACGTGGTTTGATCCGAAGCGTTCCGACCAGTTGTTTTGTTCTGGGCGTTGCCGTGTGGCGTATAAGCGTGCTCGTGATGATGATAAGTCGTTGCCGGTGAAGCCTGAAACGACTATGTATGTGCGTCCGGTTGACGTGTCCGAGCTTGAGTCCGAGCTTGTTGTTGAGTCTTTTACTGATTCTCAGGTGGTTGAGAAGTGTGGCGGCTTGTGCGCGAAATGCCATGAGCCGGTTGATGTTGGTTCGAGTGGTGCCGATGGTGCCGCTTTCGTGTGGAAGGTTCCGTTGGAGAAGTCGCATAGTGCGACTTTGGCGAATCGTCTGCTGGTTCACAAGCGTTGCGAGGGTGGAACGTCCTAGCTTCGCGTATTGCCTGAAACGGGCGGATTGTGAGGCTGGCTGTGGCTGGTAATGGTCGTGGTGCGCAGAAGTCGAAGAATCCGATTCTTCGTGCGCCTGATAGTCCGATGGGCTTGGAGTTTCCTGCTGTTCGTCCTGATGGGCAGGAGTGGCTTGAACGGACGAAGAAGTGGTATGAGTCGCTTCGTGTCAGTCCGTTGGCTCAGCGTATGGGTGTTGAGGCCGACTGGTACGCGGTTCAGGATTTGGCGTTGTTGAAGGATGATTTCTGGCGTCCGAAGACTAAGGGCCGTTGGATGTTGGCTTCCGAGATTCGTCAGCGTGAGGCCACGTTGGGCATTACACCCGAAGCTCGTGTGAGGTTGAAGTTCGATGCTCCGCAGCCTGACGATATGAAGGCTTCCGCGTATGAGGGCGATACTGAGGGTGCTCGTAACGTTCAACGGAACAGGCAGCGTGCTTCCGCATTGGGTTTGCGTGTCATTGACGGTGGTGCCTGATGCATACGCGCATTCCCGAATTGCATGGCGAGGATTTGACTCGTTCGATGGGAATGTTCGCGGTCTGGTGGATTGAGACTTTCTTCCGTGTCGGTCGTGGTGGCGGTGTTGGCTTGCCTGAGACGTTCGACATGGACGAGTACGTGTTCATGCTTCACGCTTATGCGTTGACCGAGTGGGGTACCCGCAGGTTCAATCGTGTGTTCTATTCGCGTGCGAAGGGTAAGAACAAGTCCGGTAAGGCCGCTGGCATTTGCGCGTTCGAGGGTTTGGCTCCTTGCAGGTTCGACCATTGGGCGGAAGAAGGGGAGACTTACGAGTTTCTGGGCGAGGTCTACCCGTATGCGAAGGGTGAGCCTGTTGGACGTATGGTGCAGATGCCGCAGATTCTCTGCTTGGCTACCGCCGAAGGTCAGACTGGTAACATTTTCGATTCGATTTACTACAACTGCGATCAAGGCCCTTTAAGCCAGTTGAAGGGTGTCGGCCTTGATGTTGGTCGTACCCGTATCGGCTTGCCGGAGGGTGGGGAGATTATTCCGACCACGAGCGGTGCCGCGTCCAAGGACGGTGGCTTGGAGACGTTCGCAGCCTGTGACGAAACCCACCTGTACAACACGAACAAGCTTCGCAACATGTACAAGACCGTTCAACGTAATCTTGGCAAGCGTAAGGGCGATGCCGACCCGTGGATTCTGGAAACCTCGACGATGTACAAGCCGGGGGAGGAGTCCATTGCGGAAACGTCGTACAAGTATGCGTGGGATACTGCTTCCGGCAAGATCAAGCATCGTAGTGGCATTTACTTCGACCATGTGTACGCGAACATCGACTTGGATGATTTCGCTGATGAGAAGAAGGTTCTCCGTGCTTTGCAGGTCGCGTATGGTGCGAGTGCGAAGAGTTCTGACGGCAAGGATCATCTGATATTGCCCGATGGTCGTATGACCGTGTTGAACGCCGATGGTGTGGATGCGGAAGGCCATTCGTATTGGGATGGTGAGCTTGGCCCGTCGAAGGATGGTTGGATTGACCTGAATGGTCAGATGGACCAGATTTACCAGCCTGATTCAGACCCTGCTGATTCGATGCGTTATTTTTTCAACACTTTGTCGAGTGTGCATGACGCTTGGCTTACCGAGTCGGATATTCAGTCCCACATGTTGTATCGGGATGAAATGCATACGGCGTTCAATTCGATTCGTTTGGATGGTGCGTGGCAACGGTTCGTGACGAAACGTGAGCCTATAACGCTTGGCTTCGATGGTTCCGTGTCGGATGATTCGACGGCTCTTGTTGGATGCCGCGTGTCCGATGGCATGTTGTTCCTGATAAAGCTTGAATCCGCTCCCGATGGTCCCGAGAAGGCCACTTGGCGTGTGAACCGTGATGCGTTCGACGGCATGGTTCGTTGGATGATGGACAATTACAACGTTGTCGGATTCTTCGCTGATGTCGCCTATTTCGAGCAGATGATTGGCGGCTGGGAGAAGGATTACGGGAAGAAGTTGAAGGTCGGCCCACGTAAGGGTGGCGACAAGATCAAGTTCTGGACTAACAACTGGTATAAGGACATGCAGGTTGCGTTGGATAACGCTCATACCGCGTTCCGGTACCCGTATACGGAGCCTGAACGTAAGTCGAAGCCCATCAAGGATGATATAGCGTTGCTTGCCGATCCGCGATTGGTGAATCATTTCCGTAATGCGCGTAGGCGGGAGACTCGTACTGGGTATGCGATTTATAAGGAGTCTCCTAATTCGCCGGACAAGATTGATGCGTGCATGGCTGGCCTGTTGGCTTATACGGCTCGTGGAAAGTATTTGGAATTGGCTGACGAGAAGCGTCGTTACGCGCCGTCGAGAATCTACTGAACATGTTTAGAAGGAGTGCCCAGTGGCCGAATTGCAGCTAATCATCGACGGGGCCTCCTCCGATGACGATGATGCTTACGTGATTACGTCGTTGGCGCAGGAGTGGGGTTCCCGTCTCTTGAATATTGCCGAATTGAAACTGTTCAAGGATGGTAAGGAGATGGTGGACAAGAGCAGTGTTCCGCAGGGTGTTGACCCGAACGCCGCTCCCGTCTACAGGCTGATGCGCCAGTTGGGCGTTGTGAATCTCGCCCGTCGTATCAGTGAGAGCGTGACAGACCGTCAGCAGCCTAATGGTTTCCGTAAGGTCGAGGATTCCTCATTGAAGGATACGGACGCAGACCAGATGGCGAAGCAGTGTGGTCTGCCGTTCATTCTCCGCCGTCATTTGTTGCCTGACAAAGGGGATTACGGTTGTTCGTTCGCCATCGTGGGAAAAGGGCAGGGGAGTCGTTACATCAAGGCGTTGAGTCCTTGGGAAGCGTGGATGTCCGACAATGATGATGCGGCGATCATGTATTCACATGATGACAAGCAAGGTGTTGAGACTCTTACCTTGTTCCGTATCGAACGTGACGATGATGGTTTCGCAAAGCGCGTGTATTCGCGTGTTGCTTCTAGGGAGTCAGACCGTACCGTTGTAGATCCGTCCAATGATAGCGACTTGTCCGATTTCATTAATCAGGGCAAGGCGTGGAGTCCGGGCACTAACTGGAAGTGGGATGACGGAAAGGGTGACGAATACGATTACGCGCTTGAATGCGAGTCGTTGCCTATTGTCCGTTTGAGCACTGTTGACGGGCAGGGATTGTTCGAGCCATATCTGCCGATGCTGAAACGTATCGACCGTGAGGTGTTCGACCGCTTGTGCATTACGATGATGCAGGCGTTCCGTCAGCGTGCCATCAAGGGTGATTTACCGCAGACGTATACGGAGGAAGACCCTGATGTAATCAATGGTCTTGCCGAGGTTGGTGATCCCATCGACTACTCGAAGCGTTTTGCTATGGGGCCTGCGGCCTTATGGCAGTTGCCTGACGGTGTGGATATTTGGGAGTCGCAGACCACGGATACGAGTGGCTTGCAGAACATCATCATATCCGACGTGAAGCAGCTTGCCGCAGTGTCCGGTATTCCGTTGGACATTCTCTCTCCTGATGTGCAGGGTTCCGCGAATGGTGCGGAGTTGAAGCGTGAGACGTTGAAGTTCAAGGTTCAGACCATGAACGATCTTGACGCTGAGCCTATTGTCCGTATGATTCGTATGGCTTTGGCGCTGGATGGGTCTAAGGCTTCGCAGAGCGAGTTCGAGATGGTATGGAAGCCGATGGACACGACCAGTTCGCTTGAGCAGGCTCAGGCTTGCCAACTGTTGTATCAGAGCGGCCTGTTGGCGCGTAGGACGATTCTCACGCACAAGATGGGTTATACGGCTCAGGATGTTGCCGAGGATGATATGAACCGTCTTGCCGACCAGTTCAATGTTTCCGGCCAGTCGAATAAGAGTACTGCGAAGCTTGTTGCCGCAGTGGAACCGGCGACCGGTTGGGATGATGAAACCAAGTCCGCTGTGGATGGCTTGCCTAATGTTGATGTCGAGCTTGTCGATGAAGGCGAGATTGGGTCATGATGTCTGGGAAAACGCTTGAATCGTTGTCTGACACGCTTGAACAGGCTCGTGCCGCTTTGGTGAACCAGTATGTGAGTCAGGCGCACAGGATGTGGGATATGTTGACTCCCGCTGACTGGTGGAATGATGGCATGACGTTTGCCGTCGCGGCTCGCATGGCGTTGTTAGAGATGGCGTTGATTCAGCAGGTGCGCCGGTTGGGTGTTTCCTATGCGGATGAGACGTTGAGGCTTGTCGGCGTCAATCCGAAGGGTGACGTTCCAGGTCTTGTGTTCCCGCGTGACAATACTGATCCGTGGCTTGTGGCGCAACGTCCGGCTGACTCGTATCGTTCCGCTGCTATCAAGTCTCCTGCGATTCGCCCGCAGTCTTGGCCTGATAAGACCGATGAATTGTTCAGTGAGGTTGACAAGCGGCTTGAACAGGCGTTCAACCGGTTGCAGACCACTGTTGACGAGGACGTGTCCAGAGCGCAGACGAGTGCCACGCTTGACAAGTATCGGCGTAGCAAGGTTTTGGAATACCGCAGGGTGTTGCATCCTGAACTGTCCAAGACCGGCTCGTGCGGCTTGTGTGTTGTGGCCGCTGACCGCTGGTATTCGACTGCCGACCTGCTGCCGTTGCACGCTAACTGCCATTGCGGTGTCGCACCGGCTGGCAGCGACTATGATCCGGGATTCCAATTGAATCAGAAGGATTTGAAACGCTTGTACGACGAGGCTGGCGGCACTAGTTCATCGGCGTTGAAGCAGGTGAAGGTCAAGACGATAACTCATGGAGAGCTTGGCCCCGTGCTTCTCGCTGAGGATGCTGAGGATACGCCTGATCCGGTTCCGTCGAAGGATTCGGACGCTTGGCATACGCCTGACCGTCAGTCCACGTTGGCTCAATGCCGTCGCATGGAGAATCGGGCAATCGAGTTCAACCGGCGCTACAAGGAAGTGCAGAAGGCCGGTAAGCCAGTGACTTTCCGCTATGAGGGGAGAACGTTCACGTTCAAACCTTCCAAGAATTTGAAACAGGCTATGGCATGGCAGAAGACCATGCTCAACCAGATGCGGTCGATGCTTGGCGAGGCCGCATAACACTATTGAAAGGATTCAAGCCTAATGGCTGATGAAAATACCAATACCGCTGAAACGGCGGCATCTACGAATGCGCCTGAAACGGGCGTGAACGCGCAGCCGAAGGACACTGCCACTTCTCCTGTAGCCGCCAATACGGCGTCTCAAAAGAATGGTGCGGATGACCTTTCCGAGAAGTTGGGCATGTGGAAGCATCAGGCCCGTGAGAACGAGCAGAAGATGTATGAGAATCGTGATCGTGCCAATGCCGCCGAAGCGAAGCTTGCCGACACGGAAGGCCGTCTCGCTGACGCTGAGGTTCGTATCGCCAGGCTGACCGCGCAGAAGCAGCATCCTGAGATTACGGACGAGGCTTTCGATGCCTTGTGCAAGGAAACCGACCCTGACGAGATTATCAAATGGGCCGATTCGTTCGTGCAGTTCATGCCGAGCAAGCCTGAAACGGGTGAGCATGATGCCGCTGACGATTCCTCGCGCAACACGGGCAAACAGGCCATGAAAACCGCTTTGTCCAATTCCGCGCCGCATGTTCACACGCCCTCTCAGGGGGATGCGAAGAGCGGTTACGAATATGGGCTTAAGCATTCGTTGATTGATTCCAAGAAGGAGTAAACCTATGGCAAACGCTATGGTTCGCACGGTGAACCTTACCGCGCCCCAGGATAAGCAGAAGTGGCTGCTTAACCGTATTACAGACGGCGTGAAGAAGGTCACTCTCGACTTGTCCACGTTCGTGGGCGGCGCTAACGAGTCGAAGTACTTCGCGTCCATCGATGACGAGAACACTATCGCATACCTGTATTCCGGTATTCCGCTGGCTCGTATCGGTAGCACTAATAATTTTGGGCCGTATGATCCGACTGCAAAAGATGGCCGTCAGAATAAGGTTGCCGGTTTCCTTGAGTCTCAGGTCAAGGTCGAGTTCACTCGCAAGGGTTTGAAGGAACGGTATGTTGATTCCGGCTTGCGTTACATGGCCGTGATTGACAAGGGTAAACTGCCGGTGACTATCGACAATGCGAAGGTTGATGGTCTGATTCTGTCCTATGACGTCAGTACCGGTTCCGATGTTGAACTGCTGTCCACTGGGGCCGCATCCGGTTCATATACTCTCCCCGCCGCATCCGCCAGTGCTCTTGGTGGCGTGAAGAAAATCGCCACTCCGTCCGAGGACAGTGTGGCCGCTTTGAAGACCGCTTTGAAGAGCGCCGGCATTTTCGGCTGACGGTCGTTCTAAACAATTATTTTCCAACCCGCCCATCGTGGCGGGTTTTCTTATATAGGAAGGCTTTTTAATGGCTCTGGTAAACAAGGATTTCATTACCCCTGCCGAAGCGTCCGGCATCGTGCTTGGCGCTTATCAGGGTGCCACTTCCGCTTTGCCGTTCGGTCAGATTCTGACCGATATGAACAATCCGACTGGTGTCAACGTGAGTTGGGTTCCGAACCAGCCGCGTTTCGAGGTGGACACCATGGAGTTCTCCGCATATGATGCCGAGGCGCCGTATGACGAGACTCATGCCGGTGGCGTGAAGAAATACACGGAGATGCTGCCGTTGCGCAAGCGCCACCGTGTGTCCGAAGAGGATATCGTCAAGGGAGTCGCTTCTCCGAGCTTCACCATCGACCCGGAAGTCAACGGTGTCGTTGCCACTCCTACCGCCGCGGATAATCTGCGTGAGGCGTTCGTGCGTCTCGGCAAGGAACTGGCGTTCACTTTGGAGATGTACCGTGTGGAAGCTGCCGTGAACGCGAAGATTGAACCGAAGTCCGACTCCGCTTCCGACAATGGATGGGATTACGCGCGTGACGAATCCCTGACCATCACAAAGGACTCTGGTCAGACTTGGGCTGATGGCGGGGACCCTGTTCAGGATTTGCGCGACTGGGCTGACAAGATTGATGCCGTCGAAGGTGACGCTCCGAGCATCATGCTCACCACCAAGAAGGTGTGGCGTGCGTTGGCTAAGAACACCGCCATGATTAAGTACTACTATCCGACAACCGCTAAGGCTTCACTGCCGAGCCTGTTGAAGGATGACGAGTTGAAGTACGTGCTCGTGCAGATGACCGACATTCGTGACGTGGTTATCGTCGATGACCTGTACAAGGAATACGCGCGTCAGATGAAGATTGAACTGCCCGGCAAGGTCAAGTCGTTCTTCCCTGAGAACACCGTGCTGCTGATTCCGGCATTGGGTGACACTTCTATGGGTTACACCGCTTTCGGCCCGACCGCTCAGGCCAAGGAGAAGGCCGTGTACGGCATCACTCGTGAATATGATGCTGGCCCTGTTGGTGTCGTGTTGGATTCCACCGGCACCAATCCGGGTTATGAGGCGCTTGTGAACGCTTCCGCACTGCCTGTGCTGGTCAAGTCCAACAGCACTTTGAAGGCAACTGTTCTGACCGCATGATTTAGGAGGCGCGTATGAGCACGGCAATCATCGACAACATCGACTGGTTGAAGTATATGCGCGTCTACGGTTCCGCCGACGCGGATTCATTTGAAGAGCATTTCGACACTGATTGGATTTCCGCTCAATGCCGCAAGGCCGCTCTCATCTGTTTGAGCGAATGCCCGATTGTTCGGACGCGCTTGAAGAAGGGGCGTCTCTCTGAAAGTGATTTCGCGTCGGTCGTATGCGAAATGGTGTTACGCGTAGTACGTTTCAACCGGTTCAAAACCGAAGCGAACGGTTCTTACTCGTACACGGAGCATGATCCGCAGCAGAATCAGCCTGGCTATGATCCAAGTCCCCGGCTGTTCTTGTCGAAAGCGGAGAAGTCGATTCTGAATGGTTTCACTGAATCCGCTGGCACGATGTCACACATCAGTCTTGGTTTCGACCCCGGTTATGGAGGTTGATGATGGCGTTTCTGTTTGACGATGATACGAATGAACGCCATTACCTCTACGAGGATGACCAAACACATTACGGTGGTCAGAAACAACTGTTCGACACGGATTATGTCGTTGTGATTCCTCGCAAGCATGTTCAGGACGCGCACGGCGGCCAGTATGTGCAGACTGGCGATCCGGTGAAGGTCATCTGCTGTGTTGAGGGTCGTGCGCAACAGGCCGGCATGTTCTCTATTTCCGGCGCTGAGGATAAGACGCCATCTTCGGATAACCCCGGCGGTTTGGAAGAGGTCACTCCTTTGCAGATTCTGGCGAGGGAATGGCCCGGCGACATTTATTCCCGGATCTGGTATAAGGGCGATTATTACGATGCTGACGGCGCTCCTACGTGGCGTGGGAGTGGTTCTCGTTTCTCCTGGCATTGGGAGGTTCGTGCACGTCGTGTTGTTATTGGCGATTATCTTGATGGCGGCATTTCCGAGCCTGAATGGGTGAAGGAGGTGGGTGGCGTTGGGAAGGGTCACGATTCGGCGTAGCGTCGCTACCGATATTGCGAAGATGTATGGGCCGGAACTTACACGCCGCGCCGCCATACATAGCGTGTCTGCCGTCCGCGCGAAGGCGAATGAGGCCGCTACGCATTCAAGCGTTGCGGATAGGATCGAGGTTTCCGTTCGCAAAGTCGGCTGGCATCATCAGATTGTCATGTCCGTCATGGGCCGTGATGGCACGCAGGTCGCTCCGCATTTGGAGTTCGGCTATTTCAACCGGTGGCTTGAGCACAAGTATGGGCCTCGTGATCCGAGAGCGCGTATTCCGGGAAAACATATCATGTTTGATTCGTTGAGTCGGGTGAGATTGTGACGGACAACATTTTTCAGCGTCTTGCCATTGACGTTCGTGAGTCAATCGATGCGGAACAGTTGGTTTATGAACTGTTGAATCGGGCGTATCCGTGCGAGGAGTGGCCTGATGTGAAGGTTTGCAGCGAGCTTGACTTGCCTTTGAACGCTTACGGTGAACGTGGACAGGTTCTTCTCTATTATGTTTCCGCTCCCGAACAGTTTGACCGTGGATTGTGGCGTTTCGGTGTGACGTTCACGGTTTTGGCCGCTGACTGTAACAATCCTCACGGTTTTGCACGTCACTTGTATAAGACGGTGCAGGGTTGGCCGTTCGAGGAGTCCACGACAGCTGGAACGGTTGGCACCGTGTCTGTGACGGCGCAGAAGAGGCAGTCTGATTCGAAAGAGAATCAAGGCAAGAACGTCAAGGAGTATGGGCTGTCGGCTGTTGTGACTGCCCGCGATTCGTTCAAGGCTTGACCGGTATCGGTCAAGCCTTTTCTTTTATCAATTTCAAGTAGAAAGGCACCATTATGGCTATTAATGCCGATGGTCTGATTCAGGCGTCTCGCGGTACGTTGTTCACGGCTCCCGCGAAGACCGCTCTTCCAACCAAAGTTTCATCGTTCTTGTTGAACAGTGGCACTGTTGCCGCCGCTGGCAGCGGTTCCGCCGCGAATTGGGAGAATATCGGCCATACCTCCAACAACAACAAGATCAGCTTCAGCAAGGATGGCGGGGACACCACCACGAAGGACACGTGGCTTGTCGCCGGTGCGAAGAGTTCTACCGAGGCCCCGACCATCACCGTGTCCGGCGCGTCCGTGCAGGGTGATTCGGCCACGATCACGAAGGTCACTGGCGGTTGGGCCGGCGACCAGGGCGGCATCGTCGTGCCGTTGCAGCCCGTGGTGCAGCATCTGGCGTTGTTCGTTCTCGCCTACGATGATTCCGACAAGCTGAGCTTCGGATTGTATCTGCCGGAGACCGATTTCACGTTCGATAACGTCAGTCTCGCCGATGAGGATTTCGCGGAGTTCAGCTTCAACGCCGTCGTGAAATCCACTAGCGTGCTGAAGGCCGGTGCCAATGGTGAGGTTGGCGCGTACCAGATTTTCGCCCCGGAGACGTTCGTGTCAAAATAACCAGCCCGGATTCCAGCGGTAAGAATCCGGGTAATTCCTCCCAGACCGTATCGGGTTTGACCTCGAAAGGCTGAGATTTCCCATTGCCCCCGCATGTACCCATCCGTGCGGGGGCAATTCTTTCCAACGATTGGCAGATGGGTTTTTGATGGGGATTACAGATTATGGCTTCCAAAACTGATAAGAACACCGTTAAGACCGTTCCGGAGATTCCTGACACGCTGGCTGAGTTCGTCGAACAGCACGAGGAACTGGCCGGATGCCCTGAGTTCGTTCCGGCTCATGAGTTCTCCGTGGCGCAGACATGCGATTTCATGGTCGTCGATGCCGTGGCGTCCGACAGTTACGGCGTGTTCCGCAAGAAGACTTCCGATGATGTCGATTCAAGTCTGGCTATAGCCAGGATGGTGGCTGCCAGCGATAGTTTCTTCGAGAAGATCGCCAAGGACGTTGACGCCTACCACAAGTGGGTCACTGGCAGGACTCCGACTGTTCTGGTGCAGGTGTTCACTCTGCTTAACGCATTCTATGGTGCGTCCTTGGGAAAATCCGAAGCGTCAAGGACGCCTACCGGAAATGCAAAGTAGAGCTTACGTGTGATTTCCGTAGGTTCTACAATCTGAATCTTCCCGCCGCCATGCATGAGTATGACGGCGGTTTTCTTTTGACCCTTATCGGCGGTCTTGCCGGCTATGACGAGTCGTTGTATCGGGAATGGTTGCTGGACCATCCTGATGAGCGTGCCAGCGCCGAGTCCGAGAGTGATTCCGGTTTGAGTTTTCACGGGTTCACTCAGGATACGAGTCTGCTGTTGGGTATTTACAATCAGGTCGGCTTGCTGGTTTCCGGCACATTGCAGTTCAAGGATGGCAAGCACCCTGAGTTCAAACCGATTATGCCCCCTCACTCCGCCGATGGCGTTGATAGGCGTGTTTCCGCCAACTTCGAGTCGATGAAGGCGTTTCTGGGCATGTGATTGAAAAACAGGGGTTCTTATGGTGGAGTATCTCGCCGGTTCCGTTGGAATTGATATTTATCCGAACACCAAGGGTTTTGGCGAAGAACTCCGCCGTAAGCTCGCCAGGTACGCCGATGACGATTTCGATGTTCGTGTGACGCCTGACGTTGACATGTCTCGTTGGCGTGCGGCGAAAAGGCGTATCGAGGATGATGGCATCGTCCAGAATGTTGAGATTCGTGGCGATGACTCCGATCTGAAACGTGTTCTTCGGGACATTGATAAACGTAAAGTATCCCCGAAAGTCGAGCTGACCGACGCTTTGCGTGATCTGCGAACGATGCGCAAGCAAGTTCAGTCTTCCGACAAGGCCGTTTCCGCGATGAACAAGCGTATCGCCAATGGTGGCGATGCTTGGCGCAAGGTCACGCTGAAAAGCAAATCGTATCAGGACGCGGTGAAACGCAACACGCGATTGACCACGGCATACGCGAACAAGCAGATCGACGTTTTGGATAACGTCAAGAAGCACATCCGCAGTATGCAGGATGCGATCGAGAAGGTCAAGCCTCTGGGCAGTTCCAACAATGTCTCGATGGCTCGCGCCAACCGTCTCGTCGAACAGCTCGACAATGCGATGCAGCAGTTGAAGCATGACAGCAAGGCGAACATCCGTGTTGACGTCAACGATGTTTCCGAGGTCGTCAACGTTCTCGAGAACGTGTCCAAGCGTCTGAAGCAGGTCGATGGGATGGACGCCCATGCGAAGGTCTATCTCGACGGCGCGAAAAGCATGGAACGCGAACTTGAAGCGTTGAAGCGGAAATTCCGCAGTCTTCCGAACGACATCGAGACCGACTACCGGTCAGCCATCGACAAGCTGAATCTTGCTGCGTTCCATTCCGGCAAGGACAAGAACTACCACTATGAGGTCAATCTTGATTTGGATGTGACCCGTGCGCGTGAGAAGGCCAAGAAGCTTCAAGAAGATTATAAGAAGCTTGAAATGGACATCGACCTTAAAACGGCTGGTGCCCGTACTCATCTTGCCATGCTCACCCGTCCTCGTTCCGTCGAGATTTACGCGAAACTCCATGCCACTGATTTCGGCAAAATGCTGGATGGCATGACGTATGGCGCGACAGGCTTGCGTGCTGTAAACAATCAATTCCAGAAATTCGTGAATTTCATGGACTCGCTGGATGAGAAGGTTCCGTTCTTTTCCGCATTGGGTACCGTGTTCGCCGGTGTTTCCGCTGGCGCTATCAACATGTCCCGTAGCGTGCTCGGCGTCGGCGCTTCGATTGTTTCCATGTCGAAGGCCGCATTGGCCGCTCCTGCCGCTCTCGTCGGATTGGGCGCCGCCTATGCGTCCGTGAAGATGATTTGGGGCGAAAAGGGCGCCACTTGGAGCGAGCAGATCGACATTGCATCCACGAAGCTGGGCAAGCTGTCCGACAGCGTGGTTAACGCGTTCTACGGTCAGGCCCGTCCGGCCATCCGTGGATTGGCTGATTCCATTGCCGACACGTTGATTCCCCAAATGTCAACTCTTGCCGACCATGAGGGACGAATCGTCGTCGGCATGACCAAGATGGTCAAGGAAGCCGATAAGACAAGCGTCGTATCCAGCATTTTCAACGATGTGAATAAGTCGTTGACTTATTTGGAACCGGGTGTTGAGAGCCTTGTCAAGGCTTTCCTGAATCTTGGCGATTCAACTAGCCAGTATCTCCCTCGTGCCACACGGTATGTGAGTGAGCTTGCGGATCAGTTCGCACGTTGGGTCGATAACGCACGCGCGTCCGGTGAGATTGAGAAGTCGATGCAGCGTGTCATTGAACAGGCTGGATATTTGAAGAATTCCGTGAAAGCGCTCATGGGTATTGCTTCCGGCTTGTATTCCGCTTTGGCTGAGGACCAGAATGGCATCCAAAGCTTCTCCAAGGAGTTGCAGAAGGCGGATAAGGCTGTCAATTCGGCAAAGTTCCAAGACACGTTGAAGTCGTGGGCCGTTGGCGCTAAAGTGGCGCAGTCCGCGATGCGTGATTCATTCTCCGAGATTGGTGACGCTGGCTATTCTCTGCGGCATACCGTGGGAAATGTTTTCGGTGATGCCGGTAGGACGATTGCTTCGTTCACGAAGAATGTGAGCCGCCTGTTGAAGAACAGTAGCGGTGGTATTTCCGATTTCTCGTCTGGTGTTTCCGATGGTTTCCAGAAGGTGTTCAACGCTGTTGGCGATGTGAGTCCGATGTTCAGCCAGCTGCTTTCGACTGTCGGGCAACTGTCTAAGACGTTCGGCGGCACATTGGCTGCTTCTCTTCGTGCTTCTGCTCCGCTGATTCAGGCTATCGCTACCGCCGCCGAGGCTGTGGCTAAGGCTTTCAGCGCGTTGCCGGAACCGATTCAGGCCGCGTTGGGCGTGTTCGCCACGTTCGGCAAGGCTGGCAAGACCGCTTTGGACACGGTGAAGCTTGCCGTGGTTGAGAACACGATGAAGTCGCTGCAATGGCAGAAGGCTTTGATGGAGTTGGGCGTGACTTCCGCCGGTACTGGTGTGACGTTGAAGAATGTCGCTCAGGGGTGGGTGGCGTCTAATCCCGCTGTTTCTAAGTTCGTGTCGAATGTCGGCTCTGCTGAGGGCGCGATGGGCAAGGTGAAGGCCGTGGCGTCTGGTTTGGGTGGGATGCTTGCGTCTACGCTTTCCAATCCGGTGACTTGGGGTGTGGCTGCCATTACGGCAGCAATCGCAGCGTATTCCGATTACAATGCGAAAGCCCAGGCGACTGAGCGTGCTTCCGAGAATATTGCGACAGCGTTGGGTAAGATTCCTGATTCGGCCGCCGAAGCTTCCGGCGCGTTATCCAATGTCGCTTCCGCGATTCAGGATGCGTTCAAGGACGGTAATTATGCTGAGACTGGTTGGAGCTGGTTGGATGATTGGACAACTGGATTCAAGAATACTGCCGAAGCCGCCGACAAGCTTGGTGTTTCGACCACTGACCTGAGCAAGGCTGCGAGCGGCAGTACGAAGGCTTACAACTCGATGATGAATCAGTTGAAGGCCACATATGATGCTCACAGCACTTATTCGGCTACCGCGACGCAGAATTACGGTAATGAAGCTGGTGCAGCCAAGAAGCTTATAGCAGTAATGGAAAAGGCACGTCAGCAGTACATCGATAATGCGGAAGCGACTTCCGTCGCGAATGGTCATGCTGCCGGCTATGCGAAGAGTTTGATCGAGATGGGTGAGGATTCCGATTCGGTTTCCATTGCCATTGCGACTCAATCTCAACGTCAGCAGATGTTGAACAGTGCCGCACAGAAGTACAACGACATTGTCAATAATCAGCGTACCGCGCAGCAGAACGCTTTGAGTGTCGCAACGGAATATGGTCAGATTTACAACGGTTTGGGTGATTCCATCCAGCGCATCAAGGAATTGGGCGTACAGAACGTTTGGGACAGTGCCGCAGACTCGTTCAATAACATGACCGAGGCTGGACAGTTGGCTCAGACCAGCTTGCAGAATCTCGCTACGACAGGCCATGATTGGCTTGAACAGTTGGTCGCTTCCGGCGCGTCAACCGATGAGGTGAATGCGAAACAGCAGGAATTGTCAACACAGTTCTACGAGACGGCGAAAGCGATGGGCGTACCGGAGTCGGAGATTCAGAAACTGCAACAACTGTATGGGTTGACTCCTGAAGAGGTCAAGACATTGTTCAAGACCGAAACGGAACAGTCGAAGCAGAATCTGACATCCTACTTGTCTGATTTGCGGGCATTGTTCCCCGGCGAGGGCAATACGGCCATCTTCACCACGGTCCTTGACGGCATCAACAGCGGAGCATTGTCCAGCGCGGATGAGGTTCAATCAACCGTGAACAATCTCATGAACAATGCGAGCACAGACGGTTCAGGCAAATACACCATCGTGTTGGATGCCAACGGCAATCAGGCCGTTGTCGCTACCGATGAGGTCAGGAAACATGCCGACCTGTTCAAGAAAGGCACTGATGGCAATGGCTATACGACCAATCTGAAGGCTTCCGATCTTGCTTCGATGACCATTGACTATTTGAAAGGCGACGCCAACGCCTACGGTTCGTTGAGACCCACCGCGTCACTCGGCGCGAGGGACAACACCCAGCCGGCGAAACGCAGTGCTGAGCGCACCGCGAACCAGTGGAATGGAAGCACGTATAACGCACAGTTCGGTGGAAATATTTCCGGTAGTTTCTGGGGAATGCTCGGCACTTTGTGGGCCGAGGGCAGAAGTTGGGCGAGCAGGACGTTCAACGCTATTTTCGGAACCAAGAGAGGACGTGCCACAGGCGGTGAGGTCGAGGGCGATAATGTGACCCGCACCGGCAGGATCGTCAGACGTGGAACGAATACGAGCGATTCCATCGCTTTGAACGATTCCACCGACGTGTCCACTGGTGAATATGTTGTGCGTGCCGCCGCAGTGCATAGCATGGAGGCCCTGTACGGCAAGGGAGTGATGAGCGCCATCAATGCGAGTGGCGACATTCCAAGCCAGTATTTGAAGAACGCGCGTCGTATGACTCGTGTTTCGATGCCTTCCATGGTTTCGGACTATTCGGCGGGTTCTTCCGACGATGTCAAGTTTGAAAGCGGCCCTACGTACAACATCACGCAGAACTTCCAATATCCGACTATCACGCCAATCTCGGTTCAGACGAATCAGAAGTTGGACAAGGCTGCGATGATCGGCATGTGAGAGGGGAGTATCGTGGCTTTTTCCACGTGTTTCTACAAGTTGAATAATGTTCCTCTTGATTCGGAGAACTGCATCGTTACTGTTGGTTCGACATTGTTGAGCGCCATCAGTGTTGACCGTACCGTTTCGACAGTTCCGCAACGGCATGGTTCTATCCATTCCGGCATGACGCCTAGGTTTTCGGAACGTCAATTGTCGTTGCAGGTATGCGCTTGGGAGCCTGACGTGCTTGGTGAATCATCCAGGCTGATGCGGTTATGCACGATGCCGAATCTTGTCATGAGTCGGATTGTCGATGGTGTCGAGCAGCGTACCCGTGTCGAGTTGACCTCTTTGAGTCCTGATGATTCAAAGAGTCATCCGAACAGGTTTGTTCCGTTCACTGCCGTGTTCGCCATGCCTGACGTGTGGTGGCGTTCTGTAGCCTATGAGACTGTTTCTTTGCCTTTGAATGGCGGGAAGGTCATGTCCGGCGGTTCGGTGATGCCGTCCGCCGGATACTACACGTTCTGGCAGGGCGTTCCGAACGCTAGTCCGAGTGTGCTTTCCACTCAACTTCCGTATAGTTGCGGTGACGGTCCCATAACAGACATGGTGTTTCGTTTCCCGAAAGGTGTGACGGGCATAACGGTGAAGGATACGGTATCCGGTACCGGTATCACATGGTCTGGCACGCGCGTGGATGCTCGGCCTTACTTGTATTTGGATGCGGGATCGTTGACTGCATGGAGTTCCGATAGTGATTCCGCATGGTCTGGCGGTTCTCAGAACGAGACAGTCGGATTGGATTATCTGCCTTCCGGTAGGTTGCAAGTCAATCCTGATGTTTCTGGTGACTACAGGATTGCAGTTAAGGCCACTGGTTCCGGGAATGTGGCGTGCAGGTTTAAGAGAAGCTGGTGGTGATTTCCACTGGCTTCTTTCTTTTTAAGTTGAGGGATGCTTATGGGTAAGACTCTAAAATCTCGTCTTGTCGCATATCAGGCCAATGGAAGCAAGCTTGGATTGCTGCCTGAGCCGACTTCCTATACTGTGTCGTTCACTCATGATGCTGTAGGTGCTTTGACCGTCAGCTATTCGCGTAAAGCTTTGCGTGGTGAGATTCTTGACCGGCGTCTTGAAACCGGCTTGGAAATCGCCGTGGAAGTGTCTGATGGTGGACGCTGGATTGAACCGTATAATGGCCGGTTCGTCATCGCCTCACGTTCAAGGAACGCTTTGGACGTGTCCGACACGGTGTCGTTGACCGGCGTTTCCTACGGGTGGCTGTTGAAGAAGGCTCTGAATCTGGACACGTCCAGATTGGAGACCAGCGGAGACGAGAAAGGCACTCGCAAATTCTCAAATTCAAATGCCGGTACGATCATGCGCACGTTCATGGATGAGAATTGGAATCGTGGCGGCGTGAAAGTTGATTGCAGCCGGTTCACTTCCGGTGCCGATTCCGCTGGCAAGCAGTGGGGCTACATGCTGCCGAGCATCTACTATGATCTTGGCATTTCAATGCAGGACGTGTTGGATTCGCTGGTGAACAACGGCTTATGCGATTGGCGTACTGATGCCCGGCAACTGCTGTTATGGAACGCCGATAGCGTCGCCGTCTGCCGTGACTTGTCTAAATCGTGTGTGGTGACGCTTGCTCAGGATGTGTCCGAAGCTCCTGACGATGAGAGTATTGATGGTCTGGCTTCCTCGATCCTTGTACGTGGCGACAATATTAATTTCCGGCAGGATAATCCGAACGCCCCGAAGCCTTGGGGCGGTTGGGAATTGTATTCAAGCCAACAGGGTGTGAACAAGAAGGAGACCGCCGAACATCTCATCAAACCAACGTTGGCTAACGCGGCTAGGGTTCGCGGACAGTACACGCGATCCGTGAACGTGGTCGAAGCGTCTTGTCTGCCGCTCATCGATTACACGATAGGCGATTGGATTACCGCGCCGACTGTGGCGAACCGTGAGAAGGTCCGTGTCCAACAGGTCACTTTGCAACTCGACTCGACTGGGTTCAAGGCTTCGCTGATTCTGAACGACAAGAATTATGATTCCTCGGTTCGTTTGACGAAGCGTATGAACGGTATTACTGGCGGCGCTCATCTTGGTGGCGCGTCCGGTGCGATTCCGGCTCCTGAAAAGGACCATCGCGTGCCGAAGGCTCCGCAGAATCTGTCGGCCAATTCCGACGCTTATATCAATGTGAACGGGTATGCGCGTGGCATGGTTACGGCCCGTTGGGATGATGTGACGTTGGCGACTGATGGCACCACCATGGACATCACGTCGTATGCGGTCGAATATCGTGTGAACAAGACTGGGTATGAGTGGCATTCCGCTGGCACGACCACTGAGCATACGTTATCTTGGTCGAATCTGGATTGCGGTGTTCAGATTCTTATCAGAGTGCGTGCTGTCCCATCGTATTCAGATCAGATGGGCGAATGGTCTAGCGTGTTCGCGTTGACTGTCGCTAAGGATACGACTCCTCCTCCTGTACCGTCTAAGCCGATTCTTTCGTCTGAGTTGGGTGTGGTTTCGGTTAATTGGGATGGAAAAACTGCTGATGGTGGTTCCATGCCGATTGACTGGGACAGGAACATTCTTGGCGAACGTTTGACTAATGGTAGTTTCAAGGAGATTGCAGCTGTTTCGACTGGTATTGGCGATTATGTGATTACTGGTTTGACGGCTGGCTCTTCGCATACATATGCGTTCCGTGCTATCGACCATGCGGGCAACCGTTCCGACTGGTCGGCAGTCGCCACTGTCACCGTGGCATCGGCTGTCTCGCCTGAAGAGGTCAAACAGATCCAAAAAGACCTGGCTGACAATCAGACGGCGTTGAAGGATAATACGGCCAAGCTCGATCAGGCGCAGAAGGATATCCAAGCCAACAAGACCAGCCTTGACACGGCGAATCAGACGCTCACGCAGGCGCAATCCGACCTGTCGCAGGCCCGGAAGGACATCGCGCAGACGAAATCCGATCTGACCACGGCGAACGGCGAGATCAGCAAGGCGAAGGAATCCGCCGCCCAGGCGTATGCCGAGGCCCACTCGAAGAACCATACGTTTCGCGGGCCGGACGAGCCGAAGGGCAATCTCATCGTCGGCGACCTGTGGCTCAAGACGCAGAAGTATTGGACGCGCTGGAAGGGTGAGAAGAACAATTCGCCGTCCATGCTGGCCGATTTTTATACGTACTGGACGGGCGCGCCGAACAACAGTCCGAGCGTCTTGGTGCCCTTGTCCGATCGTGTGATTGACACGCTTGTCTGGGATGGTGCCGCTTGGAACCACATGGGCTATGCCGACGTGGAGCGCAATGCCGACGAAATCGCTCAGGCGAAGTCGGATATCGCGGATAACGCCGCGAAGACCACCGACGCCAAGAAGACCGCCGAGAATGCCGCTGCCGCCGCCAAGAACGCTCAAGGCACAGCTGACACGGCCAATGGTACGGCGAAGACCGCGCAGGATACCGCCAATGCGGCTACCGCTGCCGCCAAGAGCGCGACCGCGACCGCAGGTCAGGCGAAGAGCGCCGCCGACGCCGCGCAGACCGCCGCCGAGAGCGCGAAGAAGACCGCTGGCAATGCCGAGACACTGGCGAACACGGCCAATGCTTCGGCCAATGCCGCCAAATCGGACGCTTCCACCGCGAAGACCGATGCGGCCAACGCCAAGGCCACCGCCTCGAATGCGTCGAGTGTGGCCACGCAGGCGAAAGCCACCGCCGACAGTGCGGCACAGTCCGCCACGGACGCGGCCAATGCCGCGAGGAAGGCGAATACGGCTGCTGCCGCCGCCGCTGGCGTGGCTAACGGCAAGGCCGACGTGCTCATCCAGTCCACTGCGCCGGACGCTTCGATGCGCAAGCCGACTACCTTGTGGATCGACACCACCGGTGGCGCTAACACGCCGAAACGGTGGAACGGCAGCACATGGGTGGCGGTGACGGACAAGGCGGCCACCGATGCCGCCAACGCCGCTGTCAAGGCACATGCTGCCGCGCAGACGGCGCAATCAACGGCTGACAAGGCTCAGACCACAGCCGCCAACGCCGCCGCGCAGGCGAATCAGGCGCAGGCCGCCGCGAAGAAGGCGCAGACCACTGCTGACGGAAAGAATCTCATCTACCGTGGCCCGGACGAACCGAATCATGATGGTTTGAAGCCGGGTGACATGTGGTGGCGCACGCAGAAGTATTGGACGAGGTGGAAAGGCGAGAAAAACAACTCACCGAGCCTCTTGGCCGACTTCTACACCTACTGGCAGGGCGCTCCGAACAACAGTCCGAGCGTCTTGGTGCCCTTGTCCGATCGTGTGGTGGAAGTCCTGACGTGGGACGGTACGAGATTCGAGCCATTCGACCTCGTGGCGAACAACATCCTCGCTGCTGGCACGGTGGCCGCGAAGCATCTCGCCGTGGATTCCGTGACCGCCGAAAAGGTCAAGGCCAATGCCATCACGGCGGACAAGCTGGCGGCAAACTCGGTCACGACCGAGAAGCTGGTTTCCGATGCGGTGACCGCTGGCAAATTGGCGGCTGATTCGGTGCAGGCGCGGAATATCGTCGCACTGGCCATCACGTCCGACAAGATTGCAGCCAATTCCGTGACCACGGGCAAGCTGAAGGTCACGGAGGATATGACCGTGGCGCTGCTCACCGTCCACAAGATTCAGGCCGGAGAGATTGCGGCTAATGCCGTGACCACTGCTGCCTTGGCGGCTGGCGCGGTGGACGCGGATAAATTGGCTGCTAATTCGGTCAATGCGTCCAAGATTGTCACTGGTGCCATCACCGCCGACAAGCTCGCGGCAAACAGTGTGACGGCCGTCAAGATCGCGGCTGGCACTATCACGTCCGACAAGGTGGCGGCAGGCCAATTCAAAGGCTACGTCTTTACGGGCGCCGTCTTCCAAAGCTCCGAGGCCGCGAACACGGGAATGAAGCTCAACAGCAGCTCGTTGCGGATGTGGGATTCGGCTCATAACCAGACCGTCTACCTCGACGGTGAAGGCAAAAGCAACCTGCTGACCGGCACGTTCCAAACCCGCACGAGCGGGCACAGGGTGCGCATCAGTCCGGATTATCAGACCTACATCATCGGCGGATCTGAGACTTTCACCGGTGATGGCATCGAATTCCCGGCATACAACGGGTCCACCGCCTACTTTTCGCATCCGGCCATCGCTTCTGTCATCCAGTCGAATCAGGTCGGCGCGATGGGCGAACTGGACTTGTGGAGCGGACACGTGAGCAAGAACGACCCCGCCGCGTTCCTGTCTCTCAGATCGAAGCCGCGCAAGAAAGGCGGTACCGGCAGCGGCGGCGTCACATCCAGAGTGCATGCCGTGGCGAACACGGATTACGACGAGCCGGACGAAAGCAAGAAAAGCAGCGCTTACCTCACTCTGGCCGGCGATAGCGCGAACGGTTCGGAGTGCTGGCTCGAAGCGCAAGACGCGAACGGCGAGGTCGGAGTCGGCGCGAACATCGGCACCGGATACGTGTATCTCGGCGGCTATCTTGGCGGCATCACGAACCGTTTTACGTTCCATGCCCAGGCTGCGTGGAAGGCGTGGTATCCGAATCCCGGCTCGAAGATTGCGACCGGCGCTTCCATGCAAGTCGATTGCACGTTCAGCCCGACGAAATACGGCCACTATTACGTCGTCGCGAACGCGGATTCACAATGGGCGGGCATCATCGCGCACCCGATGAACACGGGCGGTCAGAGCGGCTTCACATTGAAGCTGTATAACGCCGACCAGCCTTGCCCGGTGGATGTTTACGCGGAATTCCTGGCTTATTTGGTCAAGTGATTGGAGGAAATCTTGTCTGCGACTTTCGAAACGGATGAGAACAGTGGGCTTTGCATTATCCGCTGTAATCCGCCCATAAACGGGTCGGACAGTTTCGTGTTCACGCCCGACGTGCTCGTCTCGTGGAAGGCGCTGCTCGGCCTTGCTTCGACGCGGGAGGCTATAGCGGCGATCATGCAGGGCAGGGAGGACGTGAGCCGATACGACCGCGCCACCGGCAGGGGCGTGTGGACCGGAGCGTTCGAGGCGTTGGAATCCGCTTTAACGGATTCCGCGACCGGCGTGAGCATGCTTGCGGACGATGGGGAAGTGTTGAATGACCCGCTGACCGCCGCGCGCAATAAGGCGCGTGAGGGCATGAATCTGCCGGTCATGTCTAATGAGACGGACGCGAATCTCATTGCCACACTGTCCGCTGATGACTCCGATGAGGAGCCGTCGAGTGGCATTGACGTGACCGTGACCAAGGACATTGAGGGATTGGACGATTTCCTCAATGACGAGTCCAGTCAATCAAATCTGGACGAGTGCGAGGAGAGATTTTACCAATCCCTCATGCCACGACCTCAAAACAACCAACAATAAGGAGATTGATTATGGCCGATGTGACCACTGAGACCACTACCGATACCGTGCCTACCGTGACGCCCGCCGAGCCGTCTGGCGTGCTTGATTTGCGTCCGCCGAAGGAGTCGGTGCGAGCGGAACTGTGCCGATTGGGATTGGAGTTTTCCAGCGCTGACGGCACCGCCGAATCGTGGCGCGACTACCAGCGTGGCGTGCTTGCGACGTTCGACGATTCCGGCGCGTCCGTCACGTTGACGGACGTGAAGACGAATCTCGGACGCACCTTGACACTCGACGAGCTTAAAGCCGTGACTCGTATCGACACGATGACCGCCGCCGACTAATCCAGCATTCCAATTTTTTCAACCCCTGCAATCCAC